TTAAATTATGAGTAGTATTAATATAGCATTTTAAATTTATAGGTCGATAGTATTTTTGTATTATGAGCGCAGCGTTTATTTGCTGAAATTATCAAGTGCGGGAGTATGCTGAGTATCTAAGCCCGAAACGCTGAGTATCGTTTTTAGCATACTCAGCAGCTGGAGCCCTTATGATACGTGGCTTGCAGCCGTTTTGCTGAGTATGCTGAGTATGTTTTCTAATAGTAGTAGAGAATATAATAATAAGGGATATATTATATAGGTTGTCAGTAATATAGGCCGTTTTGGCGCGCCGCCCGGCAGCTGAGCAAAACATACTCAGCAATACTCAGCAAAACGGCCTTAAAAAACCTGGAGCCCGCGTATTCCGTGGCCTGTAGCTGCTGAGTATGCTAAAAACGATACTCAGCAGGCTCAGCGTTGATAAGAATGGTATATTCACGGTAATTACAGGCGAATAGGAGCCCCGGCCATGGCCGACAGATTTGAAGAATTGACGGCTAAAGAGCAAGAGCTGATCAAGCGTTACGAGGAGACCCTGGACCCCTACAACAGCGCCCTAGCGGCGGGCTATAGCCGACAGACCGCCCGCACGGTGGCCTATAGCTGGTTCAAGCAGCCACACCTAAAGCCTGCCTTCTACGAGACTGCGCAGGCCCGCAAGGCCGAGCGCTTGAAGTCGTTCTATGTCAGCGCTGAGGAGCTCAAGCACCGCACCTGGCTGATCGCCACGGCTGACCCTAACGAGCTGGCGCGCATCGAGGCCCGGTGCTGCCGCTATTGCCACGGCGAGGGCTTCGGCTACCAGTGGAAAGAGCATGAGTTCGAGAAAGCTATCGAGGAAGGCGAGAACGGCTACCGTATCAACGACAAGGGCAAGCGCGTCGAGGTGCAGCTGCCGGACTGGGCCGGCGGCATGGGTTTCGACCAGACGCGCGATCCACACCCCGATTGCCCCCGGTGCATGGGTGAGGGGCGCAAGGTCACCATTGTGACCGATACCCGGGACCTGTCGGAGGCCGGCCGTGCGCTCTACAAGGGAACCAAAGTTGACCGCAACGGCAATATCGAGGTGCTCATGCACGACCAGCAGCAGGCGCGTACGTTCTATGCCCAGCTGTGCGGCTACCAGATCGACCGCAAGGAGCTAACCGGCGCCAACGGCAGCCCATTGGCCGCATTGCCGACTAGCATCACCCTGGTGGCCCAGGAGCTGCCGGTTAAAGCCGATGAGTAACGCTACGGTCGCACTGCCGCCAAAGCTGCTACCGATCTTTGCGCCTGCCAGGGGGTCGGTGCAGTATCGAGCGGCTCATGGCGGTCGGGGCTCGGGCAAGTCCATGTCATTTGCCAAGATGGCGGCGGTGTGGGGCGTCGTCTACCCATTGCGCATCCTTTGCGTGCGGGAGATACAGGCGTCGATCAAAGAGTCATTCCACGCTGAGCTCAAGGCGGCTATTGAGTCCGAGGAGTGGCTCAAGAACGCCTATGACGTCGGCAAAGACTATCTGCGCAGCAAGATCAACCCGACCGAATTCCTTTTCAAGGGCCTTTACGCCAACCTGAACGGTGTCAAGTCGACGGCAAAGGTCGGGCTAACGATCGTCGAGGAGGCGGAGGACGTTAGTGAGGACGCATGGCTAGCCCTTGAGGCGACGGTACTGCGCGAGCCGGATTCCGAGATGTGGGTCGTTTGGAACCCTAAGCTTGAAGGGTCGCCGGTCGACATGCGCTTCAGGGGATCGGCCGAGAAGGCGCCGATGTACCCGACCGCCCTTGTCGCCGAGATGAACTACCTGGACAACCCCTGGTTTCCTGCAGGCCTTGAGGTGTTGCGCCAGGCTCAAAAGGCCAGCCTCGATCCTGAAACCTATGCGTGGATCTGGCTCGGCGCCTACCTGCGCAAATCCAAGGCATCGATCCTCGGCCGCAATTGGGAGGAGGGCGTGCGGTTTCCAGACGATACGTGGCTGGGGCCTTACCATGGCCTCGACTTCGGCTTTGCGCTCGACCCGACCGCCGCGGTGCGCTGTTGGATCAGCCCTGACGAGCAGGAGCTGTACATTGACGCGGAGGCTGGCCGTATCGGCCTGGAGCTCGACGACACGGCTAAATTCCTCAAGGACCGGATACCGGGCATCGATAAGCACTCGATCATCGCAGATAGCGCGCGGCCCGAGTCTATCGCCCACCTGGCGCGCGCCAAGGGGCCTAACAACCTCAACAAGGACGACTACTTGCCGCGCATCGAGGGGGCAATCAAGGGCCCAGGCAGCGTAGAGGATGGCCTTGATCACCTAAAAACCTATCGGATCATCGTGCATCCTGCCTGCCCTAAAACCCAAGAGGAGCTGCTCAAGTACAGCTACAAGGTTGACCGCCTAACCGGTGAAGTGCTGCCGATCATCGTCGATAAATTCAACCACTACATCGATGCGTTGCGCTATGCGGTCGAGAAAGTCATGAAGGCTAAAGGCTCGATGCTGGGCATTCTGCTCAAAAGGCGCTAGGCTAATGAGGTCAGCGCTTTCAGCAGCCCCAACGCCTAACAGCCGAGGGGCTTTTTATTGCCCGCTTGACAAGTAGCTCAAGGCCGAATAGCCTAGCCGGACTTTCAATGAACACCGATGAGGTTATAGGCGATGAGCAAGCACACACCGGGACCGTGGCTGGGCCGCAGCAAGAGCGATTCAGTGCACCGCCCTTGCGATACGCACCCCTATGGCGACCAAATTTTCGCCTTTCATCCCGACTACGCGCCCAACGATGCCGACCATGCATTGATCCTTGCGGCGCCGGAGTTGTTGGCTGCCCTCGAACAGGTCAACGACTGCCTTGTCAAATGCCTGACCGGTGGCGAAGTAAGCGCCAAACTGGCCGGCAAGGCTATCGAGAACGCGGCAATCGTTATTGCCCAAGCGAAAGGCGAGCAGCCATGAGCATTGATTTTAAAGGCTTCAAGGTCTACAAGGCAGATATCCTGCCGCCGAATACCATAATGGTGAGCGCGGACGTCTACGAGAAGTTGACCGAGACGCCGGAACAGCGCCAGGCTCGCGAGAATGCGTTCAAGGCTCATCTCGATCGGTTCACGGAGCTAATGGCCGCCCGAGGCTTGAGCCCTACAGGGCGCACGCGCACCGGTGAGCCGAATTATCAAGACCTGCCGAAAGGCCATGTGCCGGGGCAAGCATTCAAGAGGCCGGGTGAATGAAAACTTTTGCAGACGCACAGCGCAACGTTCGATACCACGTAGCCCTACTCGTCATCGAGATCGGCAAAGCCATCATGAAACTCGGCTTTCGGGTTACCGATGCCGGTGTTGAAGTTACCCGACGTGGCGCCGTTATGCGCCGCGATAATCAGGAGTTACCAAAGCCATGACCGCTATCGAGGAACAAATCGAGCATTACCGCCGCAAATGCTACATGCTTTTAGCCTTTTCGCCTGAATGGTACTCGGCGCACGCCCAGGGCTCGAAGTGGGTGCGCTTGTGGCGCCAGGCCAACACGCTGAGGGCTGTCTGATGCCCCTTTTCCTCCTCAAGACTATCGACGGCAAGATCGAGCAGGTGATCCGCGCTAAATGCCTCAGCTGCTCGCGCTCAGTGGCCGCTCAGAATGCCCAGGGCGAAGGCCCCATGGTGTGGCGTGATCCGGCGCTATCGACCGTGCAGGTGATCGAGCCCGACTTTGTGGTGCAGGGCGTGGTATTGCGCAAGGAGAACGCAAATGCGACAGCTGAATGACCTTTTCGGCGAACGGCCGCCAAAGACCAAGTACGTGCGCAAGAAAGACGGCCAGGTGTATTGGTCGGATTTGAAGCCCTATCGCCAGGAGGGTTACGTTTACCTAGTGCCGCACTGGTGGGGAGGGCGCAGTCACTGGAAAAGCCTCGCAGCCTTCAAGGCACAATACACAAACCTCGACGGGAGCAAGATCGAATGACTGCTAAAGAGCTCGAACGCCTGGAACGCATCGCCACGCAGATCCTTGTCGGCCTCCTGGCCCTTACCTGCGGTTCTCAGAAAGCCTTAGCCAATGAGGCGATCGAACAGGCACAAGAGCTCATAAAACAGCTTGACGCCCTCAAGATAGCCGAATAGGCTGCACGGATGGCTCAGATATGCCGAGCAGGTAACGCCCCTCCGGCTGAAAACCGGACAATGCTCGGAATGCGCCTAGCCAGCCATGCAGGCTTTGCCGGTTAGCCCGTACCGGCGGCGACAACACGGACACCTAGCCCCAGCGCCTAACAGCCTGGGGCTTTTTAATGCCTGTTGACAAAGTATTCAAGCCCGCATAACCTACCTGAACTTTCAACCGAATGAGGTATTCAGAGATGAGCACAACCCATCGCCTACAGGACAAAGCCGAAAAGTGGCACGACGTGGCCAAGTCCACCAGTCACCCCGGCGCCTACGTCAGCTATCTAAAAACCGGCTTGCCTAACCGCCTGTGGTTCCCCAAGCAATACCTAGAGGTGCATGAGCTATGAACGTTGAAGACATCCAGTATCTACGCGCTGAGCTGGCAAGGGCCCAGCAACAGGGCGACAGAACCATCGTTATCCGCACGCCTGAGCTGCAATCGCTGATCAACCGATTGGATCGGGCTATTGCCGCCGCACCGCCGGGCGTTAAGATTTTCGGCTTTGTTCGGCCAGATGCGGCTAAAGCCTTCAGGGCTGGGCAAATTTCCAACCTCAAGACTAACCGTAGCGTCACAACCTACTACACCCAGGCGGTATTCATCGGAGTCGACGAATGACCAAGCACTCGCACTACCACAAGGACGTTTCGAACCTCAAGACGATTGACGTCTACCGCACGCTTGAGCTGTTCGGCGTGACCGATCAGGCACTCGGGCATGCGATCAAGAAGCTGTTGTGCGCGGGCCAGCGGGGTGCCGGCAAGACCTTCGAACAGGATGTGCGCGAGGCGGTCGATACGCTTAACCGCCGTCTGCAGATGCTGGCGGAGGACGATGCCCCGAAAGCGTTTGAAGCGCCGGCGCCTAGCGCCCCGCAATTGCCTGAAGGCTGGACAGGTATCCGGGAGGCTAGAGCGCCTTGGGCGATCGGTACGCGGCTTGATTTTCTGATGAGTAACGGGCGGTTTAAAACCGGGGTCGGCTATGTTGCGGGGATGCTTTTTCCGGACGTAGTGGCCTGGCGTTTCAGTGAAGTGCCTGACCTGTTGCTACCCGCGTAGGACAGTCACGACTAAAAACCGCACAGTCAAGTGACAGTCACTCGGCGTTATCCGCCTGCCACTTCTCACTAGCCGCGCGCACTCGGTCTACAAGGCCCTTGCTGCGCGGCTGGCCCTTCTCGTCGACGAGCACCTCGCTTGTAGTGCACTTGCAGTTGATCGCGTTGGCGCCCTCGGCAAACCAGTCGCGTTCCTCCTGCACCGTGAACAGCTGACCCGATCGAGAGGCGTGCGTTGCGCGAGTGGTGGGTGACAGGGCCGATAGGTGCATGACTTTGACCATGATGCCCAAGCGGCTAGAGGCGTCTTGCGTCTCGTCCATGCGTGCGGTGCGCAGGGCCTGGTTAACCTCGGTGCGTGCGATGCGTTCGGCGCGGCGCTCCTCAATACCGGTCTGAGCAGTGATGTTGCGGGCGATCTGCTTAGGCCCAATACCTTGAGCGAGCCCGGCGGTCAGCTGCTGCGACAGGCCTTGCTTGACCTCCGCGGCTAACCCTTTCATCAGCTCAAACTCCCGCGCGCGGATCAGGCCGATACGGTTCTGATAGGGCGGCGACTGCAGCAGGCTCAGCAGCGTAGGCCGCAACGCCTGATACTCGGTCGACTGCACGCCCAGGTTGCGCCAGGCCGCCGCACTGCCTTTCTCATAGGCCGGGATGACGTAGCCTACCGTAAACCAGTTGCGCAGGCTGTCGGCGCCGAGGAGTTGGTCAACAAGGCGGCCGGTCTCTTCGAGCAGCTGCGCCAGGATGTTAGGCAGTGTGCGGAACTCGTAGCGCACGGCATTCGTGGTGACCGTGTCGAATTCGATTTTATCGAGCAGATCAAGATAGGCCCTGCGGCACAGGCGAATGCGGCGTTTGAATTCCGCTGTCGCCTGGCGCACTTTAGGGTCGGTGCCGGTCGGGTCGCCCAGGTTAGCCGGCAAGATCGGGGCGCGGGCCATTAGGCGGTCAACGCCGGCAGTGCAGGTGCTACGGGCTGACCGGTAGTTGGGTCAATGGTCGGCAGGTCCGCAGGCTCCTCATCCGGCAAGTCCTCTTCACGGGCCTTTTCACTTTCGGCGTCGTTCTCGTAGCCCGCAGCCTCGCGCAGTTCGGTCGAAGCGAAGACCGGTAGATCGCCATTGCCGGCCGACTTCTGGTTCACGTCAGCCATGAGCACAACGTTAGCCAGCTTCTCGCCTTGCGAGGCTTCGGTAAGGTCGTCCCACATGAATGTGGTTTCACCGGCCGGCGGCGTGACTGCACCGATGCGAATCAGGTGGGCCACCAGCTGTTCGCCGTCGTCCGACAGCTCGTTAATCCGCCGCCCCTGGCCCTGCTTATTGAACTGCTTCAAATCTTCAACGCTTGCACGTTCGCCGGTCTGCATGCCGCTGATGACCTTGGCCGGCAGACCGGTTGCGGCGGCAATGGTCTGGATGTTGACGCTATAGTGCGGCGTGGGGTCTGGCACGACGGCCACCAATGGGGAGGCGGTACCGCCCCAAGTGACTAGAGAGGCGTCGATCCCCGTGTTGAGGTCTTTTGCCTGGTCGTCGATAAGCTGTTGGAGCTCGCCGGTATTCTTCAATCCATTTGCCCGCACCAGCTCCTCCGGCTTGGTTTCCTTGTCGAAGTTGATATGGATCTGGCGGCTGGCATTCTTCAGGTAGGACTCGCCGCTACCGCCGGTGATCTTTTCCAGGTTGACGAACGCGTTATAGGGGGCCTTGAGAAAGCTGGAGCCCGAACGCCAGTCGCCCAAGATAATGATGCGGTCGGGGTGGATGGTCAGGCTGCGGGTAGGAGGCGCAGCCTGACCCGGATCGGTTTTAGGCTGCACCGCATTCTCGGTATATGCCCAAAATTTAGGCTCGCCGTAGGTAGGGGAATTGGCGTTAGTGTCTACCTCGCTCGCCTTTAGTTGCCCCTCCCAAGCGGGAATCAGGGCTTTAATGACGCGCTTGCCGCTGCCGGTAACCGGCTGATCCCACTTGCCGCCGTCGGCGAGCTGCACGATGATCCCGGAAAACCGGCCAACCATGCGGTATTTATCGGCGGTCTTAAAGGCTTTCCATAACTTGGCCTTTTTGGCGAATTGCCGGAATTCTTTTTCCCACGGGGTTTCCGGGCGCTTCTCGTCAAACTCATCACCCTCGATTACCCAGGGGCTGGTCTCAAAGCATTTGCCGTTAAGCAAATCGACGACGCCGTGCGCCACGCCCTCGCGTTCGTATAGGTTGTAGAAATCCTCGAATACGAGGTTGTCTTTATAGCCGTACTCGCGCCAGGCGCTCTTACGCTTATCGTCCGAGCCCATGCTCGTAAACATCGAGAACAGTCGGTTAAACAGGTCTGGTCGTTGCATCGGTATGAGTCCGGTGGCGTTGATTTGGCATTATGATACCCTTGACGCATCACCTACGCACACCCGGAGAGTCAAGACCATGTTTAAACCCTTTCGTGCCTTCGCCAAGTGGTGGCGCGGGCCTGTCGCTCAACCGCTGCAGCTCTACGTCAATAAATCCACCGGCGAGCGCGAGCGGGTCAACCTGACGGCCCTTGTCAGCAACTCGGCAATCCGCCTCGAAGTCCATAACGACCGCAAACACCTGGTGCTGCCGTCCTACACGCTGCCCGATGACGTGGTAATGAACGGCCTGCTCTATCCGCATTCGGAGATTGAGGCCAGCTATAAAGGCCTGGAAGGGAAATTGGCGCCGCTCGGGCACCCAACCGTTAACGGCGTGTATGTGTCGGCCAATATGGGCGAGGCGATCAATGCCCACCACATCGGCGCATGGAACCGCAACGTCGAGCGCCGCGGCAACCGGATCTACCTGGAGAAGTGGGTAGACATCGAGTATGCAGCGAATACCGAAGGCGGGCGCCGCCTGCTGGAGCGCGTAGGCTTCGATATTGAAAAAGGGGTAATGGGCGAGCCTAAAGGCAACGTGCATACCTCTACCGGCATTTTCCTTAACGCCGACCTGGGCGCTAGCGGCATGACCACGAACGGCACCCAGTACCGCGGCACTGCCAAGTCCATGGTAATGGACCATGATTGCATCCTGCTGGATGAGGTTGGCGCCGCAACCCCCGATCAAGGCGTGGGCCTCATGGTGAACAACCTGCGCGTTGAGGATGCGGTGCCCTTGACGGTTAACGAGGTGCTGAGCAAACAGAGCTATGGCAACTTGCAACGCATGCTCAGCGACGCCGCTAATAAGAAGTGGGGCGGCGGGGATAAATACGTGTGGGTTGAAGACTTCGACGCCACCACGGCGATCGTACACCGCGAAGGTAGGTCCGAAGCGATTGCCTATTCGATCAAGGACGATGCGGTGCAGTGGGCAGAAACCTCTAAAGAGGTCGAGCAAAAGACTGAATGGGTTGACAGCCCGCTAGTTAATAGATTTTTGCAATCGTTAGGTTTTCGGTTAAACTCGAAACCTGACACCAAACCAACCGCCGAGGTACCTTCCGATATGGACCGTAAAGAACTTGACGAGGCGCTCGCCGCCAACGCCAAAACGCAAGGCGAAGCGCTGGAAAAGCTCTTTGCCCCTATTGCTGAACGCTTGAGCAAGCTGGAGACTAACCAGAATGCCCTGAGCGAAAGCCTCACTGCCAACGCCCGTGCGGCTGAAGCTGACAAACGCAAGGTCGTAGCCGAAAAGCTGGGCCAGGGCGTAGCCGATGCACTGACTGGTAACGCGCTCGACGAGTGCCATGCCAAACTGGTCGGCTCTGCGGCCATCGTCGGCGGCTTCCAAGCCAACACCGGCGCCGAAGGCTTCCAAAAAACCGCATTGCCGGAGGCCTAAGACATGGCTATTCAGAACGGCCCAAAGCGTAAAATTTACCGCGGTGGCGTTGAAGAAAACACCCCGCAAGTGCTGGAGCTGCCCGCAGCCGCAGCCGGTATCAAAGCCGGCAACATCGTTGTGCGCGATACGAACACCCTGGCCAATGCCGGCACCGGCGCTTCTGCGTACTTCTACATCGCCGACGCCCCGCCGCACATGAACACCCTGACCTACAGCTACGCCCAGGGGGAGACCGTTTTCGGTTACATCCCGCGCAGCCGTGACGTCTATCTGGTCCGTGTGGCGGCTACCCAAACCCTGGTTGCTGATTCCCCTCTCGCTGCCGACGCTGCTGGTCGTGTACGCCTGGGCGTTGTTGGTACCGACCCAATCATCGGCTACTCGGTCTTCGCCTCGGCAAGCGCCGCGGTCGACACCCTGATCGACATGAGGATCAAATAATGTCGCTGATTCTGAACGCTCGCATTTGTGCGAACAGCCAGGCCGCCCAGGCCCAGTACGACGCGCGTGAGGATTTGCGCTCCGTCGGCTACAACATGAACCGCGGTCTGGCCCAAATGGCCGGCCTGCAGGTCAACGCCCTGCCCGACTTGGCCCCGCGTGCCTGGCTGGACCTGGACACCCAAACTGTGCAGCTGATCGGCCAGGAAGCCGACGTGATGTTTACCGACATCATGGCGCTCAGCCGCTCGATCAACATCGGTAAACTGGTTGCTGCCTATCGCCGTATCGGCGCGATGGATCAGGGCTCCACCACCATCAGCGGCCAGGGTACCAAGTTGATGGGCGACGTTTCCGCCGATTACGACGGTGTACTGATCCCGATCCACGAGAAAACCTTCGGTAAGAAGTGGCGCGAGCTGGAAGGCCTTCGCACTATCGGCGCCGAAGATATTGCCGACGCGCAAGCGGCCTCGGTGCGTGAAGTTATGCGCCTGATGACCGTTAACCTGGTCGACGGCAACCCGCTGCTCAACTACCAAGGCGCCCAGTCCTACGGTATCAAGAACAACCCGAACACCATCGCGGTTACCTTGACCCAAGACATGACCAGCGCAGCGGCCACCTACATCCAGCTGCAAAGCCAAATGGTGCGTTTCCTGCAAGCTGTTCGCGGCGGGAATAACCGCGTTACTGCGCCGGTTACGATCTACATCTCCCCGGAGATCGAGACCAACCTGCTGCGTACCGTGGACGCTACCACTATCAGCCGCTCGTTCTATCGCGCCATTCTGGAAGACACCCCGGGTATCGACGCGATCAAGACCTCGCAGTTGCTGGTCGGCAACCAAATGGTCGGCGTCGTGCTGAACAAGGCCTATATTGAGCCTTTGACCGGCATGGCAATCAACACCACCCCAATCCCGCGTAACGTGCCGTTTGCCGATTATCACTGGATGACCTGGAGCGCTTCCGGCCTCCTGATCAAGGCAGACCAAGCCGGCCGCGCGGGTGTTGCATACGGAGCATCGGCATAATGGCTACCAAGACTGCGAAGTTCGAACTGATCGGCACCATCGTCGACCATCCGGTGCACAAAGACCTCTCGCGCGGCGACGTCTTGACCCTGGAAGTCGGCGACGACAACCTGCCAACCTCCGAGCTGTTCCGCAGCCGCACGCGTCCCCTGGGCCGTTCGGTTGATCAGTCGGAAGGCCTGGACGCCAAGGGCGCGAATGCCGAAGCCAAGCAAATCCTCGAAGAGGCGGAGGCGAAAGCCGACAAAATCCTCAAGGACGCCGAAGCCGAAGCGACCCTGAAGGTCCAGACCGCCGAGGCTGAAGCCCAGGACATCCTGGATAAAGCGAAAGCCAGCAAGTAACACGGTGGCATGCTCCAAGACTAACGGCGCCTAGGCGCCGTTTTCTATTGCCTAAGATTTGAGCAAGGAAGCTGCTAGCCCTACCAGCGCGCAAAGCCCAAATGAAAAAGCAAAACAAGAAACGGCGTCTTTAAATCCGAGCGTGCGCCAGGTATATAAGAAAAGGGCGCCGAAGATCGCTAGTAATATGAGCCCGCCTAGAACCTGATTAGTCGTCACAGCACCACCCCCATTACCACTACGGCGGCCCAGCCGAGCAGCGCGACGGCGATGTAGGCTTTAAGGCGGCGACGCAGGGTTGCGTTCTCAGTGCGCAGCACCTGCACGGCGGTAGGGGCGTACATATCGGCGCCATAAATGCCCTTGAGGTTGTGGCAACTATGGCCATAAGGTGCAGCGTGCTCGGGCGGCATGCCGGGGCTGCGGGTTTGATTGAACGCCTTGTGCAGTATCTCGCCAAAGCGAACAGCTGGAGAAGGCCGGCGCCGGCCGGTGGGCAAGAGGTAGCCCTGTTGGATCAGTTCCTCGATCGACGGGCCGATAGGGGCTGGAGGCAAGAGGGTTTCAACGCCGTCGGCGAAACGAACTCGGCCGCCGTTGCGCAGGTGTTTCAAGCTTTCACGGTTCATCAGTTTTTCCCCTTCGGTTCATATTCGCGGCGCAACACCTGCGCCCATTGGCCCCTTTTTGGGCCGCTTAAAACCTTCACCCATACAAAGCCGGGCGCCGGCGGCTGATTAGGTTTCAACCGACCTCGACCTCTTGAATCTCAAACTTCAATTTCGGCTCATCGTCCGCATAGGTCTCGCGCCAGGCTTCGGCCAGGGTCGCACACGGGTTGCTCATACGCTTAGCCCCTGCGGCCTGACGGGCGTCATCTTTGTCCGTAAAACCGACGCACTCGGTGCGGTTCTTATTCCATACTAAAAATACCTTTGCCATTCCGTGTTTCTCCTAGCGTGAGAGGGCCCAAATGCCCAGAATGTTTGCCGCGCTGCCTGTTAGGAACGACAGGCCTAGCAGCGTGAACTGCTGGTCGGATGCGTACTCAGAACCGAACAGGCCAACCCCTAACAGCACACAGGTCAGAAGGGTTAAGGCGCCGAGCGTGGCGGTGATGAACTTGGACATTAGCGGTGCACCGGTTTAGGATCGGTATAGACGGGTTCGGTAGCTTGGGACTTCGTTGTTTCGTTCATTTCGTCTTGCTCCGTTGTTTGTTTCGATGGGCCTATAGTATTCAGGCTTGAACAGTTCGTCAAGCATCTATTTTGCCCTTTCATCGGCTGCGCGGTATCCTGTGCAAACTACCTGGAGACGCTACCCGTGGAACTGACCCTAGAGCAAGCCAAGCAATTTCTAGCCTCCTTGGGCATCGAGGACATTCCCGACTTTTTCCTGCAGCTGCTGGTTGACCAGATCAATTCAGCCTATGAATGCTTGGTCGCTCAAGGTTACCCTGCGGGCACCATCTCCCTGATCAACCTGTACGCTCTGGCGCTGCTCGGCATCATGCAGCCCAATCGCCAGGTAACCCAGCAGCGCGCGCCCTCGGGGGCTTCACAGTCCTATGCATTCGGCACGCTGAGCGAGGGTTACAATAAATATCTCAACCTGCTGCACGGACTGGACAAGACCGGTTGCCTAGACGGCCTGATTCCAGAAGACCCGAACGGGGTCACCTGCGGGATGATGGTCGGGAGAGCCCGCTACTGTGAGTAAAATCAGCCGCTGGAGCTATAAGAACACCGCCACCGTCCGGCCTTTTGTGTCCGAGGATACTTACGCCGGCAACATAGTCTATGGTGACGAGTTCACGATTGCATGCACCTGGGCGGCCGAATCCACGGAGATGCGCGACGCCAACGGGGCCGAATTCGTCAGCCGGTACATTATTTGGTCTGAAGACGCGCGGCCCAAGCACCGAGACCTGATCAAGCTAAACACCGTCGCCGAAACAGGCTGGCAGGAGATCCGCGACCACATGGAATGGGACCTGGCGATGTTTAAGGACGTGCCTGATTACCGGACGGTGACCTAATGCCAGCTAAAGGGATGAGCGCCGTCAGGAGCAAGCTGACGGAGACGTTTGACAAGATAACCGGGCCGATGACCGAGGAGTGTGTAACGACTATCCTTATCATTGGCGGCGGCTACGCAGACGTCCTCACGCCCATGGCCTTGGGCACGCTGGTTAATAGCCGGCTGCGCAGGGTTGAGCGTAAGGGTGATGGCTGGAGAGGCACCTACGGCTATACTGCCGCCTACTCGGCCGCCGTTCACGAAAAACCCGGCACCCTTAAGGGCACCAATACGCCGCGAAGTCCCGCAAGCCTGGGCAACGTATGGGACGGCTCAGGTGGAGCAAACAGCGCCGAACCGCACTTCTTGACTAAGGGGTTTGAGCGCGATGGCTTGGCAGAGATTAAAGAAGCCATTCAACGAGAGATGCAACTATGACCATCCCCGTCGATGCGGTTAAACAATGGCTGGAGGCCGGACCTAGCTGGGCAGAACTTGGCTTTGAGGTCTTTCAAGGCATGTGGCGCGATAGCGCCGCAAACGCAAGCAAGCGCCTTTGTGTGCTGACCTCTATGGGAGGTACAACGAGTAACACGCAAGACGTCAACTATGACTCGGTACGGGTGATTTTCCTCAGCGCTCAAAAGGGCAACGCCGACATCAACGCCCTTCGCGCATTCGTCTACTCGATCCGTGATCGGCTGAAGACAGATAACCGCAATTGTGACGTGACGCTGTTCCGCATGCAGGGAGGGCCTATCGGCCCCGGCTACACGGTTGAAGAGCGTGTGTGGTACGAGATCAATCTACAGCTGATTAGCTGACGTCTTGCCGCCGATGCGTTAACATGATACGCGCCCTCTTGGGCATAACTGAACATCCAAATAGAGGGCACCAACATGCCAGTATGTGCAAACCAGTCCCTGACTGGCGGCGATTACGCCTTGGAATGGTACCCAGGTTGCGGCGATACGCGCCCAGCTTCGGGTGACTATGAGCCGATCGGCGGCTTCACCAGCAAGGAAATTACCATTGAATGGGACACCATCGATGCAACTTCCGACCTGACAGTCGGTAACCTCAAAGACAACGCCGCCAGCTATCTCAACTTTTCGGTGAGCGGCGACCTGGTTGCGCGATCGACCGACCAAGCCGGCGTTGTAACGCAGGTTGCGCTCGTTAAGCACGTCGCCAAGGGTTTGGCTACCGGCGGTAAGCCGTACGCCTGGATCCGTTTGACCGGTCCCGACCTGACTTACGAGGCATTCATGATTATCACGAATATCTCGCTGTCGGCGCCCACCACCGACGTCGTTACCCGTTCGTTCGAAGCGCAGATCGCGTACTCGCCGTTCGGCCTGATCATCACTGACACTCCGGTGGTTCCATAATGGCCAATATTCCAGCTATCCGCCCTTTCGATGCAGTCGGTTTCACGGCCGTGGCGCCGGTAGCCGTCGGCACTTCCAATACCCTGACCTATAATGGCTCGGCAAAGCAGGTGCTGTACGTGCGCAACGCCTCCGGTGCTAGCGTAACTTTGACCCTGGACGGTGCCGACGCGCCTGCCAGTATCAAGGTACCGGGCACCGGCTCTACGCTGAATACTGCCGCCGGTGCGTCGATCGTAGTGGCCGCCGGCGCTACTGTCGCAATCCCCCTGGCGAACTACCGGGCCTACTTGGTTGGCGCCGTGACCCTGGCGGTTTCCCTGGCGACTGATGTAACGGCCTGGCTTGTTGAGGTGTAAATGTCTGCCCTGACCGCCATTGGCGAAGTCGGGATAGAAATAGAGGGGCGTTCGTACTTGTTGCGGCCGTCCCTTTTTTCTATCTCTCAGATCGGTTCCGCCACCGATATTATCGAAGCCACTGCCATCCTAATGAGTCCGGAGCCGGAAAACCCCTACCTCTTAACCAAGTTTCGCAAGCTGCGTTTCGAGTGGGCCCTGACCGTCCTGTATGCCTGTGCAGGGGATCAGGACCTGGGCGACCTGCTGGGCGGAATGGTGCCTACCGGACGCGGGCGCATTGCCTACAGCCCCGGCAAGATGCCCATGCACGACATCGTGGCCGTTGCGCAAGGGCTGATCCGCCACGGAGTTCTCGGGGACGTCGAGGCGGACGCCGGGCGTAAAGGCGAGGCAATGAAAGAGTTCAAGGCAGCGGACTACGTGGCCGCCGCCATCGCGCACCTGGGCATGAGCGAGTCTGACGCTTGGCGCATGACAATGACCAGTTTTGTGCAAGTGATGCACTCCAAGTTCCCGCCGCCACCTAACAAGCCAATGACCGCGCAAGACGTAGACGCTACACTGTCACGACTTGAAAAGATCAACGCACTGCGCGCGGGGAAAAAGTAAATGGCCGAAAACGCCGGGACTATCTATTACGAGGTTGACGCCAAGACCGACAAGGTTATTGACGCGGGCCGGCGGGCTACTGAAACCCTGGACAACCTGCAAAACTCGTTCGATAAAACAGACCGGGCAGCGGACCGCAATGCCAAGACAATGGAGCGCACGGCGCGGGCAACGGATAAGGAAGCCTCGGCCCTTACGGCCCTTCTGGGGCGCATTGACCCCGTGGTGGCCGCCACTCGACGCTTGGACGACATGCAAGACCAGTTGAGCGCGGCATTTGCTAAAGGTCAACTCAGTGTTTCGCAATACAACTCCTACCTGGCCAAGCTGGACGCTCAATACGCCAGGTTAAATGGCTCCACCGAGGTGGCTCAAAAGAAAGCCAGCACGTTCGGCACCTCCTTGACGCCCCTGGCCGCTGCAATCGCCGGCGTTATTACCGTGCAGACCCTCAAGCAATGGGGGCAAATGGCTGAGCAGTTTACCCTGCTGCAGAGTCGTATCGGCCGCCTAAGTCCCGACCTGGCCACCGCAGCCAGTAACTACAAGATGCTCCTCGTCATCGCCTCTCAGACCGGCCAGACGATGCCGGCGACGGTCAAGCTATGGGAGAGCCTGACAACCAGCCTCAAATCGCTAGGGGCGACCAATGATCAGGTGCTGGTGCTGACCGGCACCCTGCAGAAGATCGGTAAAATCGGCGGCTCCAGTGCGGAGGAGACGGCTAACGCTTTGCGTCAACTGGGCCAGTCGCTCGCCGGCGGCACACTACGCGCCGAGGAATACAACAGCATTGTCGAGCAAACCCCGGAACTGATCCGGCAACTGGCCGCCGCGTCTAAAATGTCCATGGGGCAGTTCCGTCAAGCGATGTTGGACGGAAAGATTACCTCGCAACAACTGTTCGATCTATTGCTTCAGCAGGTGCCGGCAGTTGACGCAGAATTCAAGAAAATCCCTCGCTCGGCATCCGACGCAGGCAACGCGGTTAGCGTGGCGTTTGGCGCGGCCCTGGCCAAGATCGACGAGGCCACCGGCGCAAGTCGTCGCCTCGTCAAGGTGCTCGACTCGATCGCGCGGACGACTAACGACCTGGCCGGCAATCTGCAGGGTCAGGAGAAATTCAATAAGCTAATACGCGAGCGCCAGATTGCAGAGGAGCAATATGCCGTTCAGGCAGAGAACGGCCTAACGGTAATGGCTGCCGCAACTCAAAAGCGCATTGAAGGGCTGAACAAAGAAATCAAGGCGATGCAGGACGCCCGCGTAGAGGAACAAAAGCGACAAGGGGGCGCCGACGGCAAGCCGAAGGCAGCCCCGACCGTAACCACTGGCGGCCAAAAAGCCCTGCAGGACTTGGCAGAACAGAACGTGCTGCTCCGAGCGCAAGGGGTCGAGCGCGCTAAGTTGGCAGCCATTCAACGCCTGGGCGCCGGCGCCACGGAGTCCGAGCGTGCGGCGGCGGTTGCCCTGGCAATAGAAAACTACAACCTGACAGAGGCTGAAAAGGCGCGGGCAGCTGAAAAGAAAAAGGGCATCAGCGAACAGACCAAGGCAGAAAATGCGGCTGCTGCCCTGCGCCGCCAAGAAGCCAAGCAAAGGCAATCGGCGGCTGATGCCGATCAAAAGCAATTTGCGCAACTGGGCCAGGCGATCGCCAAGGTCGGGCAGACCGCGCGCGAGGCGGCTCAAGACGCCGCTCAGCTAGGGCTAAGCAGATTTGCCACACCTGATGAGGTTCAGCGCATCCGTGACATGGCCGGAGCCCTTTACGACCTGCAGGGTGCTAAGGCTGCCGTGGCGGCTGTCGACCCTATTGCCGCCCAGCAGCAAAACTACACCGAGCAGCTCAAACAGCTCCAATCCCTGAATGATCAAAAGCTGCTGAGTGATCAGCGCTACCTGGAACTAAAGCACCAAGCCGAAGTCGCTAATGCCGAGGCAATGAAAACGCTGAATGAGGAAAACTTTAAAGCCCAAGCTGTCGGCAATGAGATCCTCCTAAACAGCATTGATGCCCTTGGCCAATCCGCAACATCTGCCATTAGCGGCATTTTGAGTGGTACCGGAAGCCTGCAGGAAGCACTCGGCGGCATTGCCAATACCGTATTAAATAGCGTGATCGGCGCCTTTGTACAGATGGGCGTTGACTGGATCAAACAGCAAGTCATGATGGCTGCGGCAGCGCAGACCACTACGGCAACTCAAGTCGCCGGCACGGCCGCTGTTACCGCAGCGCAAACAGCCGCAACGACTACTATCGCCGCAACGACTACAACGGCTGCCGCAAGTACCGGTACCGCAGTTGCCGCGTCCATGGCACCGGCAGCGGGCCTGTCGTCTATCGCCTCTTTTGGTGGCGCAGCGGTAATCGGCGGCGCGGCGCTGCTGGCGACTATGTTGTTAGCTAAGTCGTTCGGCGGCGGTCGGCGTGCTGGTGGTGCGGTAAATCCGGGGAGCGTTTATCGCGTCAACGAAGGCGGCGCCCCTGAAATTTTCAGCGCTGGCGGGCAACAGTATATGATCCCTAACCAGCGTGGCCAGGTTGTCAGCAATAAGGACGCGACTGCCGGTAGCTCTAATGCACCGCTGGCCCCCATCGTTAATGTCAATAACTATTCTGGCCAGGGGGCAACCAGTAACTCGCGTTTCAGCGAAGCGGATAACCGCTACATCATTGACGTAATCGTCGGGGACGCCATGGCCGGCGGCAAGTCGGGTCAGGTAATGAACCGGGTTACCGGAACTAAGAGGGCGGGGACTTGAGCGACTTAATAAATAGGGTTTATGCCTCGGGTGGTACCGAGGTGATTATTGATACGATCGAGCTGACTTGCGCAGCCTGGCCTGCGCCTCAGCGCATCGTGCGGGCATTTGAGGACATGACGTTAGGCCTGGAAGACGGCGTAACCCAAGCGCTTTTTAGATGCGCACCCGTGACGATCGCTTATCCAAAGAAAAACAATTCGCCGACTCAGACAATCGACTTTGCTATAGATAATGTCACTGGAGAAGCCCAACGACTGCTAGATGCCGCAATCGAGGCTCAAGAGCGTATCGGTATTATCTTTCGGCGTTACCTTAGCGTCGACCTTAGCGGGCCTTCTGAAAAGCCCCTATATGCGACCGTGCTGAGCGGCAGCGTGAAGGGTACGACGGTGCAGGTGCAGGCGGGTTTCTACGATCTGCTTGACTACGCATACCCGCGGGACACTTACACGGTTGAGTTTGCGCCAGGGATTCAATACCTATGAGCTGGCACACCCAATACCTTTTGGCGGAATATGAAGACGGTGCCCGTGGGCCCCACAAGTTCGACTGCTGGGGCCTGGTTCGAGAAGTGCGGCACGTGCATTGTGGCAAACGCCTATTGCCGTCGTGGGGCCATCTGCGCAACACGCAACCTAAAGAATTCACCCAAGCATATCGCGAAGAGTCTGGCCGGATGGATGAGTGCCTGCCCGAACCCGGCGCGGTGGCGGCGGTTTTCCGAGGGCTGATATGCATTCACGTTGCTGTCGTCGTCGATCTAGGCGAAGGGCTTCGGGTCTTAGAGATAAACCCCAAACGTGGCGCCCGGCTAATGCGTGTGTCAGACTTCGAAGCCCAATATCTAAAAGTGAGGTACTACCGTGACCGTTAAAGTCTTTGGCTCTAAATTGAACGACGAGCCCCATGAGACCTACGAGCACGGCGGTGTGACCGTTTTAGAGTGGCTTGAGCGCGAAAATGAGAACTTCAAGGTTCAGGAAGTTCCGCCAATCAGCGTTTCGGTTAATGGGCGCTTAGTCCCATCTAAAGCCTGGGGCGACACCCCATTCTCTCTTGAGGATGAAGTCCATGTCGTCTTGGAGCCTAAAGGCACAGAGCTGTTTTTTGGCGCGCTGTTCCTGGTAGCCATCCGGACGATGGCACCAAAGATCCCAAAAACCTCGTCTCAAACCAACAACGGAGACCAGTTAAACAGCTCCTCCGTAAAAGGTAACAAGGTCAAAATCAACTCGGTAATCCGGGAAGTTGCCGGCCGCCGGCGCGTCTACCCCGACTATCTTTTGCCTGCCCGCCGCTATTTCACCGCGCCGCGTACGCAATGGGTCGATCTGTGCCTCTGCATCGGTAAGGGTTATTTCGACATCCCATCAAACCGGGTACTCATAGGCGATACTCCGGTTATTTCTCTAGGCTCGGAGGCGACCTATACGATCTACGAGCCGGGTGCCGACCTGTCTGCCGATCCTGCGGCTAAATGGTGGCACGACGTAACCGAAGTTGGCAGCAGCAGTAACGGTTCGGCGGGCCTGCAGCTGACCACCGCTGTAAGCCTGACCCCGAGCTACAGCGCAAGTTCTCAGATATTCGACGGCTATACCGTAACGATTCCGTCGGGCGCCGGAACCTTCCCGTCTGACTGGTCGAGCGGCCTTATCGTGCGTATGCTCGTACCCTACACCTACGATTTTATCGACGGGGCCGCCGGCGCCCGTGACATTATTCGAGGTTCGGCCTTGAGCATGTTGGCGCCGGTTGTTGGCCAACAAATAGAGATAGCGGGATCTAACGCAGGGACGTATGTGGTTAACAGCTACACGCCCGCCGCCGGAAGCAACCCGCCTGAAATAACGCTTAACTTTGCTAACGGCTCGCCAGTCACCGGGCTAACGCCCGGCACCCTACCGGCGTCGATCGGCCCGGCAGGTATGCGATACCGCATCACCGTATTTAGCACTTCCCAAATTACTGTAGAGCGCCTCACATCCTCCGGTGCTTCGGATGCAAGCTTCCCGGGCTTTACTCGGCTACAGACCGCTCAAGCCGCAGTATCCCTTGACGCCTCAAGTCTAGTTGGCGGCTACCGAGGGCCTTTTGTATTGTGTCCACGGGGGCAACTGGCTACGGTGATTGAGTGGGACGTGTTTTTCCCAAGCGGCTTGATCGCAATCGGAAACAAGGATGGCTATCAATATACCGCCTCCTCAACCCACGTCTTTGAATACCGGGATGCTGATGTGGCCGGCGCCTGGACACCGATCACAGTCACCCACTCGGCCGCCACGCTCGACTCCGTGGGTTTTACCAATCAAACCACGTTGCCCTACCCTATGAGGCCTGAGGGCCGTATCCGACGCTTGGGCCAATCTAATCCGGAGGCACGGGACGATGCGGTATGGTACGGCGTGCGCAGCCTCCTAAATGGCCCGACGCGCTATGAAGGCTGCACCGTTATGACCTTGAGGGTGCGCAACGGCGACCGCCTTTCTGCACAGTCGGAAAGCCTGGTATCGGCAGAGGTTACGCGCAAGTTGCCAGTGTTGGTAAACGGCACTTGGTCAAGCAACCTAGTCCCTACGCAAGATATCGCCCCGTGGTACGGCTACCAGTGCAAGGCAGTAGGTTATCAGGATAGTGACCTGGACTTGGCAGAACTGAGCAGGCTGGATGCGGTATGGAAAAGCCGCGGCGATCAGTTTAATCAGGTTTACGACGAGGCCACTACGGTAAATCAAGTCCTAACCGACACCCTGGCCGCTGGTTTCGCCGAGAACACTGTTGAACGCGGCAAACTGCGGCCGGTTCGAGACGAGCCGATGGCGTTCTTTGAAAACACTTATTCTCCGCAGAATATGACCGAGGAGCTAGAAAGAGACTTTGAGGCCGTACGCCCGGGTGACTATGACGGGGTCGACGTAGAATACGTTAGTTCGACCAGTTGGCAGGTAGAGACGGTCAAATGCCGCCTACCCGGCGACCTCGGTAAGCGTGCTCAAAAAATTACCGCTGAGGGCGTGACTAACCGCACACAGGCTTGGCGGATCGGGATGCGCCAGCGTCGAGCCCTCAAATACCGCCGATGGAGCTACAGTTTCTCGACGGAACTGGACGCCCTTAATAGCCGGTATTTGAGCTATGACCAACTAGTCGATAACGTGCCCGGCTACGCCCAAAGTGCGATCATGATCGATTATGACCCAGCCACCCTGGTAATTGAGTCGAGCGAGGCTTTCGACTGGTCGGCGCCCGGTGACCACTTTTTGACGGTGCGGCGCGAGGACGGCAGCACAGACGGCCCTTTCCTTGTTCAAAAAATAGACGAGTTCCGGCTACGTTTACTCGGTAGCGACGGCCTGGATTTTGTTCCGGTACTAGACCTGAGCATTGAGCCGCCGCATTTGATTTTTGGTATTGGATACGCTACGCAGATTACCGACATATCGCCTAACGGGGTTGAGGGTGCGCGGATTGAAGCAAGGCAGTATGATGGCCGGGTCTACCTTGATGACGAGAATTCTCCACCGTGACCATCTATTACCCAAAGGGTTTGCCTCGGGGGCTACAAAATGGCCGGTCGTATCAACTTGTCTCCCCACTGGTTCGGTCGGAACTTACCAGCGGGCGGGCTCGGCAAAGGCGGTCTTTCACAAGCGTCCCTCAAGGGGCGCAAGTCACCTGGCTTTTCAGCGACGTCGAGGGGCGGACCTTCGAAGCCTGGTGGCGAGACCAGTTGCATGACGGAGCGTCCTGGTTCGAGTGCCCCCTAAAAACCCCTCTTGGGTATGGAGAGCATACCTGCCGATTTACTGGTGTTTACTCGGGCCCCACCCTAGTAGGTCCTAACCTTTGGTCTTACAGCGGAGAACTTGAATTGAGAGAGCGTGCGGTACCCCCTGTTGGTTCCGGGGACTTTCCAGACTATATCCTCAATGCTGATATTTTTGATCGTGCGGTAAACGAATACTGGCCGGACCATAACTGGCAGACCTATATGCCTGTCGGGGACCTAGCAATTAATCAACAATGGCCATCGGCCTAGGAGCATAAATGCCTTACTCTACCGGAAACCCTATCGGGTCTAGCGATTTCAGGGACCTTAGCGATAATGCAGTCAACTTTGACTACTTCGCTAACGGCCCGTTGCCGGCTTACCCTAATCGATTGGGGCAACAGAAGCTTTCGATCACCGGGATGAATGAGCAGTTCAACGAGGCACAAACCGGGCGAGGGGCTTTGTTTGACGCGGATCAATTGGCGCGCAACGCTCAGTTTGCAGCGGCTCTAGCGTCTATCGGCCTAACTTGGATCGGGGACTATGGTGCGGGCCTGAACTTCACAACCCGTCAACAGTACACCGTGCGTAATGGGCTTGCGTACGTGCTGGCAAATGACACTACGCTGCCCTATACCTCTACTGGGAATTGGACGCTCGAAAGTACCAAGTTCAAACTCGTAAACTCCGATCAGGTTTTGCGCAGCGACTTGGCGCTTTCGAGCGGCGCTGGCCTGATCGGATACGATGCAGGTGTGTCGTATCCCGCTAACACGGTAGGCGCGCAGCTCCAAGCCGCCCTAGCAAGCTTGCAACGCGTCCCGCTGCTTAGCCTGATGCCCGCGGCCCAACGTGCGGCGATGCTGGACGGCACCACTACCTATGACGCCACGGCTGACCTTCAAGCGGCATTCGCGCGGGCCAAGGACGAAAGGTTTTTAATTACGCACGACGTCGGCACTGTCCTGTTCCGTGAAGCAATTGTGCCTAAAGGTATGCCCGGTATTATCGGGACCGGTAAAGGTGTTCTGAAAACTAATAGCACTAGCACTTCGACAGGCCTGGGTGTTTTGATCGTCCAGGGTTCTTTCTACGGGCCGACTTTCGAAGGTCTGGACGGAGCTATTTTCGAAGGGTTCACCATTGACTGCAATGGTGGCGCTAAACGCGGCTTTTTCGGCAGCAGCGTGACTAACTGTATATTCCGTAATCTGAAAATTAAAAATCTCGACTTGGTCAGCAGTAACAGTGCTTTGCGACTGACTTACGACTGTTCGGATAACTTGATAGAGGGTAACACCTGCTACTTGCCGCAAGTCACAGACGCTAACACCCAAAGTTGCTACGGTATCCATATTGTAGCAAATGACGCCAGCTTTTCGGGCTGGGGCACTGGAAATCTGGTACCGGCGACGAATGTATGCGCGCGTAACCGCATCGTAAACAACGTAGTTTTTAACGGAACTCACGGGATCTCGCTCACCGGTTCGGACGAGCATATCATCCGTGGAAACTTCCTGAGCAATAACGCCCATCGTAACATCCATCTGATCCACTCCAGCCGCAACTTGGTCACTGCGAACCAGTGCCGTGAGGCTGGTTCGAGTGCGATCATCATGGGCTATGGCGCTAGTGATAACCACATCGTGGGTAACTACTGCTACTCCAACCAGCCGGGCGGCGAATCGGCAATCGAGGCTTACGTAGCTTCGCGCGGTAACTCGATCATCGGTAACCGAATCCGCACAGGGGCGAACTACGGTATTTACTTGGCGATCGATGCGACCACCAATACCGTGATGGATAACCGGATTGACTGCCAGGTTACAAAAAAGGCGGGCATTGCTATCGAATCCGACTGGGTTGCGGGTGCGTCGGCCCCGTTCTTGTTCAGCCGCCCGAACTACGGAGCGCCGCCATCGCCACGCATCGCATGGCCGAACGGGGCTACCTCGGGTAACATTGTGAAAGGGAACGTGCTTTTCAACGGCTCTAACACGATTGCAGCAATCTACGTCTCTCAGCTGGGCACGGTCGGCAGTAACGTCCTCCAGTACATCCATGACAACCTTGTAGAGGGCAGTTCTTTCCTCTATGACTATTACTTCGTGGAACAAACTAGCGGCATGCTGGCGCAACAGTCGCTGTGCGGCAATACGTCCGGTTATGGCGGCGTGGATAAGTCTTTCGCTACCCGTGGGCGTGCCCATTTTTCCAACCTTTACGGGAATGATACTTTCAACGGGGATGTGTTCTACGCGCCGCCTGCAAACACTGCGACCCCAAGTGCTTTTTACTCCGACAAAATCTCGCTAGCGGCCTACTCGACGGCAACGTCAGTGACCGATTTAGTAGGAGGCAAAGAGGGCCAGCGCGTAACCTTACGACTGGCGCCAAGCCTTACGCTAGTTCACAACGCCTCTGTGATGTCCCTCAAAGGCGGTAACGTGGTGGCGACTACGCCTTCACAGTTCATCGAACTATTGAAGACCGGAGGGGTTTGGTTCGAGCAGAGCCGGAATTTCTAAAACCCGTGGTACACTGTTCGGCATCTTTGATTGACCTCTAGGGGCGCCGCGATGTTCGACCAGTGTACCCGGGAAGCCACCGCACTCTTTTGCATGGTCGCCATGGCGGTCCACCCTTGGGCCGCTACTGGCGCCGCCGTAGGCTGTTGCTTTCTCCTGTTCGCGCCTATGGCTACCGCCGGCTGGCAGCGCCTTAAACTTATCCCTTTCTCGTTCGGTACCGGATACGCTTGCGGTGTCTTCTGGTATGGCCGTGTCCCCGGTGAAGACTGGAACGAAAAGGCCATGCTTGTGTCTATATTCTTTTCGGCACTGGCCGCTGTGATCTTCACGGCGTTCTACTATGTGATCGACAAGAATGGCCCACTGCCACCTTGGCTCGAATCTATTCTTGATCGCATTCCACTTTTTAAGCGGCGAGGCGATAGCGATGGAGTTTGACAGCATACTCACAGGCGTTCGCATCTTTTTCCACTTGGGTATCGCCGCCCTGCTGTTGTCCTATCACCCTAAAGGCGCCCGATACCGTTTCGGCGTTTCGGCACTAGCCGCCCTTCTTGCAATGTCCAACGCCGGTTTAGGGGTCGCTCTTTGGAGCGGTGCCATCGAACCGCGGACGCTCGGCGGCCAGTGGCTTAACGCCGGCGGATGGGGCGCAGTATTCGGCATCGTAGTACTGTGTCGCGGCAATCTCGCTAAAATTGTACCCAAGAGGGCGCACGCATGACCCTTAAAACTGATATTTGTGCAGGCCTTGCCCTGCTCCCCGCAAAAATGGATAGCCTGCAGGCTTCCGTGCTGCTGTATTGCACAAGTCGGCAAGAAAACCCCCAGCGCCTCCCGCAACAGGTAAATGGTCCCGCCGTGGGTGACTACCAGTTTGAGCGTGGTGGTGGCGTACGGGGAGTCATGAACCCGGCTTTCCCGACAGTTCAAGCCCAAACCCGGGCCGTTTGTGCTGCGCGAGGCGTTGCCTTTGAGGCCGGGGCGATTTACTCGGCGCTTAAAACCGACCCCATCCTCGCCGCTGCCCTGGCCCGCCTGCTCTATTACACCGACTCTAAGCCCTTGCCGGACGTAGGCGACGAGGTCGGTGCCTGGGCACTCTATCTGCGCACCTGGCGCCCTGGTGCCTATCACCGGCAGCCCGAGGAACTCCGAGCCAAGTGGAAAAAGAACTACGCCGATGCCCTGGCCGCTTATGGGCTTTGAACTCTTACGGCGCTGGTGGCCCGCCATCGCCGTCGTGGTCGCGCTGACTGCCTCCCACTGGTTCGCCTATAGCCATGGCAAATCGACAGAGCGCAACACCTGGCAGGCAGAGTGGGCCCAACGCGATAAGGATGACGCTACCGCCCGTGCCGATGCGGAGCGATCCGCTCGTGCTAAAGAGCAGGCCGACCAACTCCACGCCGAAAAGGTACAACGCGATGCGACTCAAGCCCTCGAAACTGCCCGGTCTGATGCTGCTGGCGAGCGCGCTGCTACTGACCGGCTGCGCGCAGAACTTACCCGCCTGCAAACCCGCCTCAGTGGAACCGGCAAAGGTGCCGCAACTGGCCCCAGCAGCGCGTCAGCAACCCGCGCCGCCATGGTGCTCTCCGAATTGTACGGCAGCTGTCAAAGCAGACTCGGAGAAGTCAGCTCAGCGTTTGATCGAGCTCGAATAGCCGGTTTGGCGTGTGAAGCAAGTTATGACGCGTTACGCTGAAGGGAAATTCAGCTGAATTAAATAGGCCAAGGACCCGCCACTTAAAATTGCGTAATACAGCGCTGAGAGGTACCGCCTGCGAATCCCGAGTTGGTACGCTGCAAACAGGGAGGACATCACAGCAACCGCACTAAGCACCACGTGAGCCAAGTACATGCCCGGGGTCATCACAACACCCTCCCGGGCTTGCCTGCTTTTGCCGGTTCTTGCGTAGGCTTTTCGCCCACCAGCGTCAGGAATTTAGCCGGTAGAACGCAGTCGTAGCGCGGCGTATCGCCGATTTCGATGTTGTGCTGATTGGCCTGAATGGCGAGGTCGTAGCACTCGGTGTCCGTCGTGACCTGCATGCGCTGGGTCACATCCATGTAGCTGCAAATGCGCGGGGTCTCGGCGTTACACAGACCGACGACAAGCAGTAGGGTTAATGCGCTCATTTTTACACCTCTTCCCATTTGGCTGGCCGCGCGTGCGGGCACGACAGCAGATTGATTTGAATGCACTCCCCGTCGTCATCGGTGATCAGGGCGCTCGCGTCCACGCCGCTAGGCTCGGCCTGGTAGATCTTGCCTGGCGTCAGGTACTCGGCGTCCCGCGGCTTGCCGATCAATTTAAGCCGGATCATTCAGCACCTCACAAACATAAAGGGTTTCGGTACCGGTGCGATTGAGGCCGTCGGCGAGCGCCTGGCACAGTTGCGGGCCGTCTTCGGTCAGGAAGGCCGCCAGGTTATCCGGCGGGCTGCCGGGTTCTGTTGCTACTAGCATTGCGAAGATAACGGCCTGCATGTGCATAGCTCCTTGCCCCGGTTAAGGGGCTTGAGGTGGGCGGGGTTGGTTACTCGGCGTTGTAGGCTTCGCGGGCCGCGATGGTTGCCGTCCGGTATTCCTCAAGCATTTTCCGCATTTCCTGCTTTGCCGGGCTTTCTTCGATAAGTGAGAGCATCGCCTCGATGCCATGTTCCAGTGCCATACCTGCGGCAGCGCGGGCTTTCATCAGTTCGGTGTATTTGGTTTGAGTGGTCATCTCGTCTTGCTCCGTTGTTCGTTTCGATTGGCCTATAGTATTCAGGCTTGAACACACTGTCAATACCGTTCGTCAGTCTTTATGGTATCGCACACCCGCCCATCCGGCGGCGCGAATCGGCCAGCCTTTAGCCCACGCCGGCAGGTCCGTCAGGATCGCCTCAAACTCTTCCAATGAGCCGAAGCCGTCCGGCACCTCGGCGGCCACCTCATCGTGCACGCGCAGCACGACCGGATAACCTGCGCGTTCCAGGTTCACCACGGCATGCGCCATTATGTCCCGTGCCGTGGCCTGAACGACGTTTTCAAACAGCCGGCCGCCGTAGGTTTCCATGCGTACCCAGCCTTTGGGGCCCATTTTGGCGTTGGTGTTCCAGGTCATATAGGTCAGCGAATAACACTCGACCCAGCCGTCACGCTTGGCGCCGTACCATAGGCGCGGTTGGTGGTAGGCCATGCGCCGGCCACTCAGCAGCGTGCAATAGAGCACGTCGTCAAGAACCTGGTAGGTGATGCCGCGGAAAAAGAACAGCTCGCCAGGCTTGAGCACTGCGTTGACTGCTGCGCCTTCGAGGCCGAAAAATTCGATACTGGTCGGGCGCCAAGGCACGCCACGATACTGGCCGCCCCACATCTCCTCGAACGCCGGGCTTGCCGCGCGCCACGCCATCCACACCTTATCCGCCTCAGCCTTATCGCCCTCAAAGCCGAAAGCGAAGAGTGCGCCGCTAAAGCCGCCAAAACCTAGGCCCAGCTCGGCCGGCTTACCGATCTTTTGCCGGTCGGGGTGCTTCTTGAATCCATTTTCTTTGTACCACTCGTAGGTCTTGCCTGTTACGCCGGCGGCGCCGTGCAAGTAGATGTCCTCTTTGCGTCGGAACGCTTCGACGCGCCACTCTTCCCCCGTAAGCACCGCCGAGACCACGGCCTCGATGCTGGCATAGTCAGAACAGATCAGCCGGTGCCCGGGCTTGGCGACCAGCAGCGACCGCACTACGCCCGAGATGCACAGCAGCGCGTCACCAAAGAACATCTCCAGGGCGTGCATCGAGCGCATTTGCAGCACTTCGAGCACTGAGTCGACCGCCTCAAAGCACCATCCTTTATCGCCGTCTACCGGGCTGCTTTCGCTGCTGAAGGCGGCCGAACAGCCGCACCACGGGCATTGGTCAAAATGCTTGGCGTACGGCCGGTTGCAGATGCCTTGATTATCGCACCAGCGCAGATCGGGGCCCGCCTTAGGCAGATTGCCCGGCTGGACGTCGGCGTGTGTGTCACGACCTGTACGGGCGCCGTGGTAGATGAAAAGGTCGCAAAGGCGGCTATCTCGGCTGGCGTGGTTGGCCATCGAGAACACTTTTTTAACACTGGCCGAGGCGCAGAGACAACGAAGCTCAAGCACCCGGCCAACAGGCCACGGGTAGTTATTGCGGCTTTCATACAAAAATTCGAGGTTGCCGTCTTTTTCTGCCAAGGACTTGCAGGGCTTGCCGTCTTGGCCGACGACTCCGTTATCAGCGAACCACTTAACCAGCGCTTTAGCCTGACTGGCGCGCAGGCCGATAAGAGCGTGCATCTCGTCGTCGTAGACTTTCAACACCTCGTTAACGACCGCAATGCAGTCCCGGACGGCCGCCATATCGACGCCGATGCCGCGGCGGTTGATCGCCTGGTCGGCGAGCCAATAGTCGAGCTCCTGCTGGGGTAAATCAGGGCACCGGGCGCTAACGCCAGATTCGGTGTGGATATCAGTGTCGCAATAGTCCTCATAGCGCGCGAACTTTTCAGGTTCATGCTCGGGCAGGATGCGCCAGCGCGGGTCCTTTTTAGTAGGGTCCTTGGGCCAGCTGAATATTTTCATCAGCTCTTTACCCGCTTTATCTTTTTGCGTGTCGAGGTTGAGCGCCTCGCCGACATCCACCAACGCAGCCGGTAAACCGAAAGCCCGGGCCTTTGCCATGCTGCAGCGCAATTGACGGCCATCCAACGGCGGCCATCCGTAGCGGTGCACACAGACCTCATTCCAGAAATTCAGCTCAAAACCCGCCCCATGCGCTTCGACGAGTTTACCTGCGTCTAAATGGTCGAACAGCGGTTGGGGGTTAGGTTGGCCCGGTTTCCAACGCCGCGTGCCGCGGCCATCTTTGAGGTCGTAGCTAAAGGTCAACGCCTCGGTGCTTGGGTGTTCCGAGTAAACCCTTGAACCGATAACGTTTAGGCCCTTCTTGCCCGACGCGGCGCCTGGGGGCCCGGTCCAATAGCCGAGGGGCTTTTTAGCCGTCGGACCGTGCCAAACAAACCCGGCCGCGCTGTAGCCTTCGAAGTCCATATCCGCGAGCACTGTGCTAAAGCTCGGACCGACAGGTATGCGTGTGCCGTAGGGTACCGGCGGAGGGGGTGGCGGGGCCTCCGGTTTGTCGTAGGGGAGTCTCATACCTCAATACCCGGTTGTCCGTATTTAGTCGCGCCGCACTCACAGCGATAGCCGCCTTTGAGGGTCAATTGTACCGTTCGGCCGTTTTGATATTTACGAGTCACGTTTCTTACGAAAACCCATTTATGACGCTTGCCTATAGTGCACGGCTTCATTCTGCAGCTCCTATAAAAAGAGCGGCCGAAGCCGCCCTGGTTTTAACCGTTAGTCGATCAACCGCGAGCGCGCAACGCTGCCTCGGTCAACACTTCGTTCTGAGCATTGTAGAAGCTGCCCGGAACCCCCGGGTGCGCCCACCAGCCTTGAGGCGGGAATGCTGCAGCCGGAGCTGGCGGCGCTGGCGGGTCCATGTAGCCAGTATGGGGCGCAGGTGGCGGAGTAGGGGCGGCCGGAGGGCTTGGCGGAGCAGGTGGGGCGCTGGGTGCCGAGGCCGGTGCTGCGGGGAACTTGGCGCGCAAATCGGCCTCGCTCAAAACCTCGTTACCCTGGTAGAAGAAACCCGGTGCCGTAGGATGGGCCAGCCAGCCAGAGGGTGGGAAGTTTCCAGCGGGCGCACCGGGGGCAGGTGGGGCGCTCGGCGCCGCGACACCGCCAAAGGCGGCTTTAACTGCCTCCTTGGCCATGCCGGCAGCGCCGATGCTCAAACGCGGCGCAGTGGCGTCGATAATCTGCACACCGTCGAGACCGAAGTTGACCCCACGCTGTTTGTTGTCGTAGGCATAGGCATGCACCAGCAAGCGCACCACCGTACCATTGTACAGTTTCGGGCCGTAGCTCATTGGCGCGAGCTCGGCGCCATTGGCGTCCATTACCGGCGGCGCCCCCTGGATGGTGCCGGCGCTGAAGCAAACGCGGCCAGGCAATTCAGGGAACTTCTCGGCATCGATAGGGCTGATCGGGTTGTTGCCGGGGTTGGCAACCGAAACACCTTTCTTGCTGCTGTCACGCAAAGCCTTTTGTACCAGCTGTTGCAGTTCGGCCACCTCGGGTGCGTTTGGCAGTACCGCAATGCGCAGGTTCCAGGACTGGTTCCCGGACGCTTCGTTAACGTCAGGTTTAGTGATCGCTTCCCAAATCACAACGCCGTCGCAGGTAATTACGTGAGAATCGTCATGCCATGCCATTGTTTTTTGCTCCAAATACTCGGCTAGCGAGTGTGTCAGTTTTCGGTTTCAAGGACACTGCGCCCTTCTTGGGAACAGAGTATTCGGCTATCAACGATGTGTCAAAGCCTTTTTTCTTAAACAAATCCATAGCCTGATTCGGGGTGATCGGTTCGGGCTTTTTAGCCAGTGAGATATCAACCATGTCGCCCAGTTCAATGACTTGCTCGGCGGGCACCACCCATTCCCGCCCGCGGCCTGGAGTGGATTCGAGTGCCCAGTGTGGTGAGAATTCACCCTGCTGAATCTGGTACTCGACCTGTTCACTGAGTGCGGTCTCGGCGGCCTTAAGTTGCTCAAGCGCGCCGCGGATAAAAGACAGTTCAACGCCCGCGGCTTCAAGGGGCATTTGGTTTGGCCAGCTACGATTAACCCAATCAAGGTTGGCGCCGGTGTTCGTACGGAACGTAGGGCAAGCCCGACGCCCTGGGCAATCTCGGCAATGAGGCCCGAGGTTTGGATAGGCCGCTAGTTCAAGCGTAATGGCTTCCTGTGCAGACTCGCGCATTCGGTTCCACATGCGGCGTAGGCTCTTGCCTGTCGTGTCCCACGATTGGCTAGCCGGCCGATTGTAATAGCACCGCGGCTGAACAATGTGGAAAAAGACCTTAGCGTCGTCAATCTGTTTTTCGGTCAGCCCTAGGCGCTCAAAGGCACCGAAGGCATAGGCGGCCAATTGCCAGTTTTCAAACGGGCTAACAGAACGATGGCCGTATTTATAATCGACAATGTGGTATTCGCCGACCTCCTCTAACAGATCAATCTCTGCGTCGGGCGTGCCGAACATGATCCGATGGATACCGGTCATGGTGCTTTTTTCTTCCAACCGTACTTTACGCATTGCCTGGTGCGGATTGGCGATTGCAAAGACCTTATTAACGAACTGAAGCGCGCCGTCGAGCATCTCCTGAGTAACCTGGATACCCTCAGGCGTGAGCTCGCCTACAACCGGCGTGTGGCTTTTAATCATCGAGTACCAGACCCAATGGGCCGCTGTGCCCTCGGGCCCTGACGGGTCTTGCATCAGGGCCGGGAATTGCTCACTCAACGAGACCGACAGGGGGCACTCGACCCACCTGAAGGCACTCGACGGAGCTAAGCGGCTATGCCCGCTCACTCATCCCCCGCGACGGCGTTAAGGGCGTTCAGCACGAGCTCGGGCAACCCTGCCTCCTTGGCACGCTTCATAAAGACCGCCAGGGACTCAACATCGACACTGGCCAGCGCCATATCGATCCCGATCTGATCAATGCGGTTAGCCGCTTTGAGTTCGGTCACGCGTTTAAAGACTGCCGCAGCCGTTACCCCGGCAGGTGCTGGATCAGCTTGCGGTTCGGCAACAGGTGGCGGCGGTGGCGGGGCATCGGCAGCCGGTGCTGGGGCAGGTGGCGGCGGTGGGGGCGGAACATCGCCAGCGCCATCCGGTGCATTGTTCGAAGTCGTCGCAGTCACAAGTGGAGGTGGTGGGGCTTCGGATGAAACACCGCTCGCCAGCTTTGCGCGGAGTTCGGCCTCGACAGTGGCGCGCAGATCAACGTCGCCACCGCGCAGGTAACGCCAGGTTCCGTCGGCGTTCATGTTCTTGCTGCTGGAGTGGATGCGCTCATCCCACGGCAGGCCGTTTTTGTCCAACACGCCGGAGGTGTTCGAGTCGCCCTGGACATTGGCACTTGGCGGCGGTGGGGGCGGGGTCAAATCCTCCGAGGCACCAGGAGCAGCGCCATTGTCCGACGGCGACTTTGGGAGCGTTTCCTGCGTGATGAGCGGCTTCGGCGCTTCGTCTTTAACGGCCGGGCCCCCGTCACGGTCGGAGGCGATCGAGTTGAGCATCAGCGCCAAGGCGCGCAAGGTGCTCGGGTTTTCTTCGGTTGGGTTTACGACAATTTCCATGGTTATTGACTCACTTGGCTACGTAGAAAGGATTGAGGGTTGGAACGAAAGCGCGGTAGGTCGAGCCTTCTGGGGCGGGATGGGTGACGACGTGCGCTGCGTTGTTCCAGGCGCGCAGGGTTTGCAGCTTGAGTTTCTCGGCCCGACGCCGACGTTTCAGCACTGCGGCCTCGAGGGCCTTCGATTGATAGAACTCGGTCGGATTGTGCCAATGCCGAGCGGCATTCGGGCGCCCAGTATTACGCCAGGTTTTCGAAGCGCCACGTTGTCCCCCTGCGAAGCGGCCCGTGCGTGTCGGTGTTCCGGCAAAGGCTAAGCCGGAAAGCATGCCCAAGGCACCTAAAAGGATTCGTTTCATCAGTGTTTCCTCGTTCGTTTTGCTTGACTGAGGAGCGCAGATTATTCACACTTGCGCACATTGTCAACGGGGAATTTTCAATGAGTGCTTTTGACTTCAAAGCGAGTCTAGCGGCAAGCGCGGTACGTAAAGCGGTAAGCCTGAGGCCCTACCAATCCAAAGCAGAAACGGGCCTTTACCTGGAATGGGACGTTGGACACCAGAACGTCCTGGTTGTTATCCCCACGGGTGGCGGCAAGACCCGGCTTATCGCTTCGGTCATCTCAAAGCACGCCGGCGCGGCCTGTATTTTTGCCCACCGTAAAGAACTGGTCGGCCAGTTGGCCGCAACCCTCAACGAGTTCGGCATTCCGTTCCGGCTGATCTGCGACCCGAAAGACCGCAAGGCGATTATTGCCGGGATCCTGCGCAAACAGGGGGTGTGCTACTACGACACCAACGCGCCGATATCGGTCGCCAGTGTGGGCACCCTGTGGCGCATCCCGAAGGGCAAGAACGCCGCCCAGTACAAAGCCTATTTTGCCTCGGTGACTTTGTGGGTGTGCGACGAGGCCCACCACCAGCAGGCCGAAGGCGACGGCAGCGGCAAGGGCAACCAATGGGCTAAATGCGTGCAGAGCTTTACGCACCCGAACCTAAAAGGCATGGGCGTTACGGCAACCCCGGCCAGGTCGGATGGCGGCGGCCTCAGCCGTGATAGTGACGGCATGTTCGATGCAATGGTGATGGGCCCGACCCTGGCTGAGCTGTTCGAGGACGGCTATCTGTGCCCCTACGACAAAGTTTGCGTGCCGTGCCGGGTCGACTATGACGACATCGCGGTCGGCGCCAGTGGTGAGTTCGTGCAGGCCCGCCTGGTGGCCGCAGAGGAAAACGACGAAGGCCTGGTAGGCGATATCGTAGACAACTACCACCTTTACGCCCCCGGTCTAAAAGGCATTTGCTTTGTGTCGAGCGTTGCAAAGGCCGAGGAGACTGCCCGGCGCTTCCGTGAATCAGGCGTACCGGCGCTGGCACTGAGCGGCGACACTGAGGACGACATCAGGGACGCGGCTAAAGAAGACTTGGAGTCTGGCAAGCTGATGATGCTGGTCAACTGCAACCTCTACGGTGAAGGCAACGACCTGCCGGCGGTCGAGGTGGTCATTCTCGGCACCGGTACCGCCAGCCTCCCGCGGTTTATGCAGTGGGTTGGCCGCCTCTATCGCCTGTTCCTGCACCCGTGGCAGTGGGCCGGCTATGATGACATCACCGCCGCCGAACGCCGCCAACGCATCGCCGAGAGCCCGAAACCGCGCGGCGTGTTGATCGACCACGGTTCGAACATCGTGCGTTTCAACGGGCCGCCGGAAGCCCCCCACCGCGTTTGGCAACTGGGCCGCCCGGGTAAGCGCGCAACGACCGGCGAGACAATCCCCTATCGCGTATGTGCTAACCCGGGCCTGCGCCTGACAAATCCCGAGGGCCACACTTGGGAGTCCTACCGTAACGCCGGCTGGAGCAATAACCAGATGGTCGCCGCCGGCCACCTTACCGAGACCGTGCTGCCGTGCGCCCAGCCCTACGAGCGGATCTATAAAGCCTGCCCGCACTGCGGATTTTTCCCCGAGCCGATCAGCCGCACCGACCCGGAACACGTCGACGGTGACCTCACCCTGCTCACAGAGGAGATGCTGCAGGAGCTATATGCCACGGTGCGCAAGAACGTGCCGACGATCGAGGAGTACCAAACCTGGTTGGCTTCGAAGCGTGTGCCGCAAATCGGCTACGCGGCGCAGAGCAATCGGCACCGGGCACACCTGGCGGAGATTGGACATCTCAAGTGGACAATGGGCGTGTGGGGCGGCTGGCGCAAAGTGCAGGGGGATAACGACAGCCAGATGCAGCGGCGGTTTTTCCACCTGTTCGGTGTGGACGTGCTCAGCGCCCAGGGGCAACCGCAGTCCGAAACGATCGCCCTACGCGAGCGCATCACCGCTAAATTAATCCTTGACGGCGTAACCATGCCCGAATACTCTACGGACTCAAATCAATGAAACCTGGGACCCGGGCCATGATGAATCAAGCTACTTTCCTAGACATGTTGCGCTTTGCCTCCTCGGCAGCCGCGCTCAAAGATATCCGCTATTACCTCAATGGTGTTTTGATCGAGTTGCGCGCCACGAGTTTGACAATGATCGGCACCGACGGCCATCGTATCGCCGTTATCGAGTCAGTAGTCGACCTGCCTGCGGTAAATGAGGCCGATATTATTGTCAGTGCCGCCGACATTAAAATGCTGCTCGGGGCAGTCAAGCGCGAAGACCTTCCCGGCCTGCAGATCGACAGTAACGACGGCACTTTGCACTTGAAGGACCGTAGTGGTCGCGATTGGCCGCTTAAAGGCATCGAGGGGAAATACCCCGACTGGCGCCGAATTGCTCCTATTAGCGAGAAGGTGCCGACGGCCGCTATCGGGTTAAGTGCTGACGCCCTTTCCGATGTCGGGAAGGCCTGCGCAAAACTTCGGGGTAAGAAATTCTCCGGCGTACAATTGGACCTGCGCGGGCCCTCAACTATCGCCACCTTTTCGCCTATAGGCCACGGTTACTCGCAGGCTTATATTTCCCTGAGCCCTTACAAATTATGAACAACGATATCTCGTTCGACCTTGAAACGCTGGGCATCGGGCCGCAAGCCTTGATCCTTTCTATCGGCGCTGTCCGCTTCGACCGCAAAACCGGAGAGCTAGGGCCTGAGTTTTATCGACTCATCGAGCTTAATGGCGTAGGCGCCTCGGGTGTGATTGACGCGTCGACCGTGGTTTGGTGGATGCAACAGAACGCCCAGGCTCAAGCCGATATTTTCGGCAAGGACCTGCCGCGCCACTCCTTGCCGGAAGCGCTTAAAGATTTTCGTCTTTTCTGCGAAGGCGCCGAAACCTATTGGCAACGGGGCGATAAGGATGCGGAGTGGTTGGGCAACGCCTACGCGCGCTGTCAGGTCGAGGCGCCCTGGAAATTCTGGCAATTGCGCGACCAGCGTACGCTGGCGGTGGAGTTCGGCCACTTAGTCGAGAAGGCCGCCCGCGGCACGGCCCATAACGCTTTGGCCGATGCTAAGGCCCAGGCAATCGAAACGATCGATATTTTCGGCGTGCTTCAGGCGCTGGGTGCGGTATGACACCGCCCTGCTGGAAATGCGGCAGCCCTGACGTTGCGCGGCTTAGCACGCGTCAGGTGGTTTACTGCCCTGATTGCAACAAATACACGCGGTGGCGCCTCAAGCCGGGTAAGGCGCCGCTGATCAATTCACAACGTGGAGATAAAAAGCGATGACCGACATTATCCAAACCTGGGCGGAGCGTCACCAAATCAGCTCGCACGCCGTAGCCGAGCTGCGCATGCTCTTTGGGCATTGCCCGGAGCTCACCAGCGAGATGCTTTCGAGCCTCAAGGGTAAAGGCGAGAGCTTTGTGCAGTCCTCGGTGCGCCTGGCCGCCCCGCAGCACGGTTACACCTTCTTTCGCAACAACGTCGGCGCCCTCAAAGATGAACGCGGCGTGCCGGTGCGCTATGGCTTGGCAAACGATACCGCTGCGCTTAACAAGGTGGTCAAGTCGCATGACCTGATCGGCTGGCGCTCATTCATCATCACGCCGGAATGGGTCGGCCATCGTATCGCCCAGTTTGCTACACGCGAGTGCAAAAAGCCCGAGTGGCCCGGCTACAACCCGGCCAACGAGCATGAGCGCGCACAACAACGATTCGCTGAGCTGGTGGTATCCGCCGGCGGCGAAGCTAAATTCACCAGCGGGGAGTTTCCGGGATGAGCGAACGATACTCACGAGCACTGGCTTTTTGTATGGCCGCGCACGCTGCTGTTGGCCAAGTCCGCAAATACACCGGCGAGCCGTACGCCGTGCATCCTATCGCTGTAGCCGGCTTGGTACGCACCTACGTGCCTAAGGCCAGCGAGGAAATGCTGATTGCGGCGCTCCTGCATGACGTAGTCGAAGACACCCAGGTAACGCTCGAGCTAATCGCCGCACAGTTCGGTCTATTGGTGGCCTCCTATGTCGACCAGTTGACCGACGTGTCGAAGCCTGAAGATGGGAACCGCGCAGTGCGCAAGGCGGTGGATAAGTGGCACACGGCCCAGGCTAGCCCTGCTGCAAAGACTATTAAGCTTGCCGACCTGATCCACAACACGGCGTCAATCCGGACCTACGACCCTGAATTCGCTAAAGTTTACTTGGTCGAAAAGCGCGCCCTACTTGAGGTTCTGACCGAAGGTGACCCAACGCTATATCGGATGGCAGTCGAGGCCGCGCAATGAGCCTCCTGGGCCCAACTTGGGGCGAGATCGCCGGCAATCACATGCCTATCGAGGTGCGCGTCGTAAAGGGCTATCAGTGCCCGTTCTGTGACCGCACGCACCGCGCCAAGGACCGCAAGAGCTATACGGGCTTTCGCTGCTACTGCGGCGCGCTATTCCATACCTCACAGGCGTACGCTAACCACTATCTGGAGCGGGACAAGCATGGAGCCTAATTTGATGCACGGCGATTGCCTGGAGGAGATGCGTTCAATCCCTGATGGGTCGGTCGATATGGTGCTTTGCGATTTGCCGTATGGCACTACACAGAATAAGTGGGACGCGGTTATCCCGTTCGAGGCGCTTTGGGCGGAGTACCGCCGCGTATGCCGTAAAGGTGCTGCCATCGTGTTGACCGCAGCGCAGCCATTCAGCAGCGTGCTCGTAGCCAGTAACCTGAAGGACTTCAAATACGAATGGGTTTGGGTCAAGAGTAAGATCACTGGCGTTCTGAATGCCAAGAAAATGCCCGTGCGCAAACACGAACAGGTACTGGTTTTCTCGACCGCGCCGACGATTTATAACGCACAAGGGCTTATTGCCAAAGGAACCGTCACTAAGCAAGGAGGCAACAGTGACAATTACGGAGGCCGCAGCTCTGCAGATTACGTTCAAGAATGGACCAACTGGCCGCGTGACGTGCTGGATATCGCTTCAGAAGGCTCAACAGTGCACCCCACCCAAAAACCCGTCGCCCTCATGGAATACCTGATCCGGACCTACACCAACGAAGGCGACACGGTTCTTGATAACACCATGGGCAGCGGCACAACTGGCGTAGCGTGTGTGAACACTGGCCGTAAGTTCATCGGCATTGAGCGTGACCCTGACTATTTTGTGATCGCCTGCGAGCGCATCTATGGAGCTATGCCATGACCATATTTGTCACCCCCTTCGACCCGCAGCACCCGGCCAAGCTGCCGACCGGCCCGAGCGAGGACTGCGGATTGCCCGACCTGGCGAGCGCCGTCGAGATGTTCGGCGATGAATGGGTTAGCTGGCACTCGCGCTGCATTACCTACGCCGACTTCGCTATCAGCGATTTTGTAATCAGGCTTGAACCTTAGCTCATAAAGGAATAGGCTAGCTACACATGTTTAATAGCGAGTCTCTATCATGACGACCGAAATTCTTGATGCTGCAATCGCGGTCGCCCGGCGCGTCGGTTACCGCAACGTTACGCGAAAGCTTCTCGCCGATGAGCTTGCGCCGCTGCCTAAGTTTGGTGGCGATGCCCAGGTGGCGCATAACTGGCTGGTGAACACCGGCAAGATGCACGAGGTGATCGACCACCTGGTCACCAACAAAGACCGCTTGGCCCTGGTGCCGGGCGTTCGCCAGCCGAGCGCTAATGCTAATTACTGGAAGCCCTACGATCGCGCCGAGCTGCTCAACCACGCCTATCGGATCTCCACGACAGAGGGGCTGTTTGCTCTGTCGATCCGCAAAGTGGTGCGGGCCAGCGGCTTTAGCGCCGGCACGATCCACAACTACTTCACCGACCTCGAAGGCCTGCGCGATGAGGTGGTCGCCGAGGCTATCAAGCACGAGAACCTCAAGGTAATCGCTCAGAGCCTGGTGCGCGATCGTCCCCAGGCGCCGACCGTCCCGGATCGCCTCCGACAAGCGGCGTCAAAAACGCTTGCATAGTTGCTCAAGGCCGAATAATCTATCCCCTGTCAGTTAACTCTCACAGGGGATTTTTATTTATGGCTCAATTTTTTGTCTTTGATCAAAATTACTTAAGCGGAGAACGCGAAGTTGATGCGCTCCGGGCCTTTACCCCGTTGAACGACCTGGAGGCGATCCGTGATGCCTTTTCCGAGCTCGTTAAAGCCCTTGTGGATGCCGGGGTGCTTTCGCCAGAAAAGGCCGTGTCGATTGCCGGCAGCGGTGCGAGGGTCCGGCAATGACCCCGACCGATAAAGCCGCTTTCCTCACAGCTATGCAGCTGCTGACCCAACAGATTGTCGCTATTCGCCAAGGCCCGACGCCGCCGCCTGATGGTGCGACCTCTTTTCTATTGCCGAGTAAATCCGACATGAAGCCTAACAGCCGCATTACCCCGCTCTGCGCACCGCGCAAACGCTTCTCGACCGCTGAGTCTGCCCGCGCTGCTGGCGTACGGGCCGGGCGTCTGGTTGAGGCCTGTCACCACTGCAACGGATGGCACTTGGCATGAACCAGTTAATTGGAACAGTGATCACGAACGCTGCCGGTGAAAAGGCTATCAGCTTCACGGATGAGGCCTGGGCGGCGCTGCCGGTCGGGTCTTTGATCTATGCTGGGCAGTTTGAGGCTGTTGGTTACCGAGCTCGATTCTTCAAGGAGCCGCATAAGTGGATGATCGGGCGCTGGGGCTCAATGCCGGTCGACGACAACCCTCACGCTGAATCCGAAGTGCTTTACGTATGGCGTGCGCCTCAATGACGGGCCCATTACGTGACCGCAACGGCGACCCCTTCACCGGCACGCCGGCCGAACTCAAGCGCCACAACAATAAGCTGTGCAAGCGTGCCGCGCGGGCTAAGGCCGATCCCGTGTTGGACCTGCCGTTACCTATCGGGCTTGCACGGGCCCTCGACCGGATCTGTGAGGCAGGCGGGTTTAGCGATCAGCGCGAGGCAGTTAGTCAGCTGATCCTGGGCGCTGATCGGCTGTTGGAAAGTGACGGTCACGCCTTTGATGCACTCGTAAAAGTGACCGTCACTATAGGAAATCTGGATAAGTGGCTGGCCCTAATCGGTGATGAGCCAGCACTTGACGACGAACCTATTGAGCCACTATGAGGAACGTAGCGGGAAAGCCCGCTACAGGCACCGTAGCCCCTAAAAGTACCTCGACTGACAAGAGTGTGACGGTGTTGCGCTGGTTCAGCTGCATGGTGAAGCCGGTAGTTGTGCTGCTCACGGTCGTCCATACCTGGTTCGCTGCTGTAGGGGCAGGAGGCTGCACAACGGGTACCGTAGAAAACGCGCTGCTGTAAGTGACCGTGACTTGTCCGGCGGCGTTCGTTGTGCCGGCGTATGTCTCGACGCGTTTGGCGGTCGGTAAGGTTGCCAGGGTGCCATCCCCTCGAACGTATTGCAGTGCGGTGCCCGTTGGCGCGTTGAATTTGGTATCGAGAGCAGTCTGAAGGCCGGTCGTTTGACTAATCGGAAAAACCGGTAGCCGGGCCACGGGCAATGTCCCGCTAGTAATGTCTGCAGCCGTATGCGTGTGCGCGCTCGGCGCAAAGGTGGTTGGGAAGGCTGCTAACGATCCATCACCGCGCAGATATTGCGCCGTCGTCCCCGTGGGGACGGCAAATTTTGTATCCAGGGCAGTTTGGAGGCCAGTCGTTTGACTAATGGGAAGCGCCGGTATGCGTGCGGGTGACAGGCTACCAGACACGATATCCGCGGCGGCATGGGTGTGGGGTGACGGAGTAAAACCGGTTGGTAGGCCAACGAGGTCGGCGTAGGCACCGCTGGTAGCTACCGGAGAGAATACCGGCTTATTGGTGATTGCCGGCCAGTCGGCGGCCCCAGGCGTGGCATTGAGCACGGTGCCTGTAAGCGTAAGGCCGGTACCGAGGGTAAACATGACGGGTACCCGGTTACCGGGAACCGCCGGCGTAAAAGCAAAACCCTGGATGGCGTCTGCATTGGGTACTGTAACGGTTCGGGTCTGAGTTGCGGTGTTGGAGGGGTTACGTTGATCTTGAAACAGATCATTCCCAGCCGCTAGGGTTAACAGGGGGAACCCAGCAACAAGTGCTATTAGTAACTTTTTCATTTGCTCACCTTTGACCATATATTTTGATCGAATTTATAAAAGACCGCGCAGTCCCCCGGTGAGAGATTCACTATCCAGTTATCCACCGTCACGTCGGAAGCTCCGGTGACGCTCAGCTCCCCGATGGCGCTATCGCTGCGGATAAAAAGTCTCTGACCTATCAGGCTTGAATTTTCATCCGGCACCCGAAGTACGACTTGGTTGAGGTCAGAAGTCGAACGCAGGCGGATGGTTAGATTGCGGCCCGTACTGGGTAAGTGCACCGTGCCCCCTTCGACAGGGACTGCGCTGAACTGCTCTCCTCGACTTGCCTCGTCGATCATTTGCTGAACAACTACTCGGCCGGGGTCAATAATTGGCATAGTCAAAGCTCCTGCACAAAAAGGCTAATACCGCCAACTCCGCGAACTTGAAGAACTGACGAGCCGGTGCAGTCCTGGTTTTGATAGCTGGTCACTACCCGCCCGTAGGGGTCAACGGTATTTTCTCTTACGTAAAGGGTTTGGCCTGACTGATTCTGAATGTTTACCGCTTTACCTGGAGAGATCCCGCTTAGGGCGTAAAGGTCCATCCAGCCGGTGCCGGCGTTCATAATATTTGGCATTTATTGCTCCATTGGTTGACAGGCTGAATAAGGGCGAATAGTATTCGTCCTATTCAATGCACAGAGGAGTGCTAGTAATGACGATTGCAGAAGAGGCTTTAAGATCAGATGACCCGTATAGCTTCGGAATCGCACGTTTCGCGCTGCGCACGTTAGACCGTGAAAATCGGAAGATTACTTTCAAATTTGATGATGGCAGTGAAATTATTTTCAATATTCGTTATGAGGTTGCCCAATGAGCCATGTCCGGTGCATCACCGATACGCACATGCTTGCCGAGGGCGCGACCTGGTGCGGAAAGCCTGCCAATCAATTCGAATGGCGATTTATGACTATCGATCACGCTGCAATGAACGGGCGCAACGGCGGCTATTTGACGGTTTGCCCGCGCTGCCGAGCGGCGGTGATCGACGGGCTCAAAAACAAAGCTGGGGAGGTGGGTCATGAGTGAAGTGAAGCGGTATGACTTCGGTATCGAGATTGAAGGTTATTACTCCCACACTCCACCGCCCGGGCATGGCCCGGCAAGGAAATAACTGTGGCTACACCAACGAGAGAATCAACCGACGCTGAACTAGCTCGCCTCTATTTGGAGCATGACGCCCTGCAACAGCGCCTGACCGCAGCGGATGAGCGGGCGGATGTGCTGGAGGGCCAGCTTGCAGATTCCGAACGCAAGCGCCGAGAGTTCGTGGCCGCCGTAAAAGTTGAAACCGATCAGATTGAGGCGAAGCATTCCGGATGCACAGTGGTTCCGGAAGGCTATGCAGTCGTGCCGATCAAGCCAACAAAGGCCATGCGTGATGCTTGCCAGATAGCGGGCAAGCTTCCGGTGTGGGACGCGATGATGGCTGCCGCACTCAAGCCAGCAGAGGAAAATAAGACCGACCCGCGAGTAATTGATGCCCTTCGCGAAGCCGGCTATCTGAGGAAAAACTGATGCGCGCCCAACTCCCCGCCTACTGCTGGTGCCTGCTGGCACTGGCACAACTGATTTGCTGAGGTATTTATGAAAATCAAACACTTGACGATGGCGCTTTGGAACTTCGTGCATTTCCCGGTCGGGAAGAAAAGCAGAGGCGTTACGATCACCGGTAAACAAGTGATGCTGGATTGGAACAACATCCAGGGATGTCACTTGGTTGACTGCCAGCTGATTTTCCTGGGCCTTGGCCCGGTAATCCTGGCCGATAACCAGATTGACGGGTGTGAGTTCGCGTTTTCGGGGCCTGCAGCAAGCGCGGTTCAGTTCCTGAATGCTCTTGAGCATCAAGCGCCAGAGATTGTGCGTGCCACGTTTCCAACAGCTTTAAAGGGCGACCAATAATGAAAATTTCCATCAACGGCCTGCACATTTTTGCTTTGGTAGCGCCCGCAACATTGTTCTTCACCGATCTACCCGCGCCATTGGTTGCATACGCAATATGCGCAATGCTTTTCCTTGGCGGCGCCATTGTCACGACTCGCTTTCTTGAAAAAATCGAACTTGCAAAAAAGGCCGAGGAAGAATCGAGGATAACGGAAACGAAAGAACTCCTCAGGCTTGTCGAAAACTATGATGTGTTTTGTCGAAAGCTCGGGGCGGCGGCAAAGGAAAAAGGGCTGGCGGTAGTATTTGATGACGAGGTTTACGACAACCCGGAATATACAGACAGTGTTTGGGTTATCGGCTCCGGGTGCAAGGTAACTCAAAGCATCCCAGGGCAGATGGTCACTTTAGCCCCGATGTCAAATAATGGCTGCTACTTCTCGGCTATTGATCCGGATAAATATTGGCGGGGCCGGAACTCATTTAATTGCTATCCAGCTATTGACGGTACCCCAAAAACCGCCCTCGGAGTGAAGCAATGACCACCAACCAAACGATTGACGGCGTTCTGGTGCCGCGTGAACTGCTTTCATACTGGGCTGAATGCCTGGAGTCGGCCGGATTCAAAGACAGGCCCGCCGAAATGCGCGCCCTGCTGGATGCGCCCGCGCCGCCGAGCGTTGCGGTCGGGCACATTGAACAGCGTCGCTCCATGGGGCTGGCTATCGGGGCGCCAATCACCAATGTGATCTGGGATCTTCCACACCCTGAACTCCAGCATCTGCCGAATGGTGCAAAGGTCTATCTGCATCCAGCTGCCCAGCCCCAGGGCGAGCCGGTGGCGTGGGCAAATTGGAAAGTCGGGTCAAAGTCATACATTCCATACCGCACTGTCGATGAGGCACGGCGCTGCGTTAATGCATCTGAAATTTCAGCAACACAAAATGGCCCTTACCAAGTTGTGCCGCTCTACGCCGAGCAGCCCGCGCCGGTAGCGGTGGTGATGCCTGAGCGCAGCAACGCTGTAGTGTCGGCGAATGTAAGCGCAAAGCAGGCGTACGCACTTGGCTGGAACGCCTGCATCGACGAAGTAAACCGCCTAAACACAAAGGAGTAGCGCCTTGGAGACCTTCGGCGTTTTCCTGCTCGGCTTGCTGATCGGGTATGGCGTTTGCCTATTCCTTGATAGCCTTGAGCCATAGCCCCTTAACCGGGGCTTTTCTTTGGGCGATTACTTTTCACTATTAGCTTTATGATGTTCGTCTGCACTACTCTGTGCGTCTAGACGAACGGAGCACTATTAAATGTCTCAAATTCTCACAGCTGAACAGCTGGCCGAAGCCCTCTCCCTTAATGCCGAAACTATCCGGCGACTGACCCGCTCGGGCGAGCTGCCGCACCACGTTATCGGCGGTTCGATCCGCTATACCCTGACCGACGTCCTGGCGCGTACCGCCGTCAACCAGCACCCGGACGATGAGGCAGTCGACCGTTTTGCCTCGGCGATGCACGCCAAAATGGCGCAGGCCCGGGCGAAGGGGAAAGAAGGGTGGGACGATCCGGAGCGGTGTAGTGCGGACCGGCTCTACGGTCTCGCTTCTATGTCGTTGACTGCGGGCGAGTACGTTGACGTTGCGAATTACGCCATGATGCTTTGGGCGCGGGGTGCAAAATGAGCAACGACAAGATGCGTGAAGAGTTTGAACTGTGGCACCGCAAGGTGGTGGCTGGGAATCCTCCACATGAGAAATACAACAACGGCGATTACCGCAATGAGCACGTCCAGCGCTACTGGCTTGGCTGGCAGGCATCGCGCTGGACGCTGGTGATTGAGCTCCCGAAAGCTGATTCAGACGACGGCGAGAGCTGGGACCAGCTCTGGAAATATGGCGTCAAGCAATGCCGTCAAGCTATCGAGGCGGCCGGCGTGAAGGTGAAGCAATGAGCCCTATGCACCAGTGGGCCCGTTATTACGCTGGCTTGGGCTGGCATGTCTTTCCTCTTGTCTCCGGTACCAAATCCCCCTTTAAGGGCTCGAAGGGCTCAACCGAGGCGACTACTGACCTGGCGCAAATTGATGCGTGGTGGTCGGCTAATCCCGACGCAAATATCGGCACCCGGCCATCTGCCGGCGGCCTGTATGTGTTTGACGTTGACCCGCGCAACGGCGGCACGCAGGATTACGCAGCGCTGCAGGCCAAGCACGGCGAGATCGATAGCTATCTGCGCGTCGACTCACCTGGTGGGGGCTTTCACCTCTATTACGCCGCTCCGCAGCGCGATGACGCGACTTACAACAGCCAGCCCGCGGCACTCGTAGGCGGCAAGGGCATTGATGGCAAATACAACGGCTATGCGGTCCTGCCGCCGTCCCGCCACCCAAATGGCGGGCTCTATGCCTGGGCCGATGGCGTCATGCCCGGTCAGGAGAAGGCGAGCCCAATACCGCAATGGCTTGTGCAGGTGCGCGCTCCGCGGGTTGCCCGGCAGGCTACCGACTATGCCGGGGACCTCAACGACGTCGAGCGTATCGTGCAGGCGCTGGCCAACCGCGATCCCGATGACTATATGAGTTGGGAGCCGGCGATTGCCTCGATCAAGCATTGGGAAGATCACACCGAAGGCGCTGAGGGTGTTGGCTATGAGCTGGCCCGCCAGTGGTCGGAGCGCTCGCACAAGCATGACGACGGGGTGTTTGACGACAAGTGGAACGATCACGATAGCTTCAAGCCTGGCGCCCGCGGCCTAGGGAGCCTGTTGCATGAGGCCGGTATGACCGCCGCCCAGCGTGTGCCAGTTGACGCCGCTGCCGCCTTCAATACCTTCCCGCCGGTGCTGACTTCCGCGCCGCCGCGCGCCTTGGAGTGGACAACCACGCCGGTTGAGCTTTTCAAGGGCAGCTCCGATCCGGTTGAGTTACTGGCCGAGCTGCATAACAGCAACAACCGAGAGTGGTCGGACCGTTGGAATACCGGGGATGTGGGCAGCCTACTCGACGACGTGGCCTGGAAAGCGGGGGGCAACTGCCAGGTGGTGCTGGAGATCCTGTGCATGCATCCGGCAGTAGTCGATACGCCTGAGCTGCGCGCCTGGATCGCTCACAACTGCGCAACCCGCACAACCTGGGCGACTGTTGGACGCCTTACCGCCGATCAGATCGCCGCCGGGTGCGAGCGCATTGAGGTTGACGACGGAAAGCTGGTCAGCGCCGAGCGCGCGATCATTAAGGCATTGCCGTCGTTCCCTAACCTGTTCCAGCGCAATCAGCAGTTGGTAAGCGTGCTGCCGAACGGGCGCATCCTCAAGCACACCCTGAACACCCTGTCGTCTGAGATCGAGACCTTTATGCGGGTGGAGAAGGGTGGCAAGGGCGCGCCGGCGAAGATTCCAGAGGGCCTTACCCGCCGCGTAGTAGAGCGCGAGTGGTTCCCAGGCGTCGGCGAGATCAAGGCGGCCGTTCCGCTGCCGGTGGTGCGGGCTGACGGTTCCGTCGCTGCGGCGAAGGGCCTTGACGAACGCACCGGCCTTTATGTGCTAGAGGGCGCCGAGCGCGCGCCGCGGTTGCTGGACACGCAGGGCATGGCGGATGCGCTGGGCCGAGTGTGGGCACCGTTTGCAGAGTTCCCGTTTGCCGATCAGTCGGCCCGTGCTGTGTGCCTGGCGGCGATGTTTACCGCCGTGTGTCGCCCGGCCCTGCCGACCGCGCCGGCGTTCATCGTCAATGCGCAGACCTACGGCACGGGTAAAACCCTGCTCAGTAACTCGATCCTCTCGCTGACCGGTTCCGATATCAGCATCTCGGCTATCAGCAGTGACGGGCAGGAGCAGGCCAAGCAACTGACGTCGATCCTCGATGAGGGCCCCCTGGCCATCATGTTCGACAACGTCAAGGGCTACCTCAAGGATTCCAGTGACTTCTGTATGGCCATGACGTCGCCTTTCTACAAGAGCCGGATCTTGGGCAAGTCGGTAATGCTCAAGCTGCCTAACCGGGCCATGTGGGTTCTCAACGGCAACAACGTGGGCATCAGTGGTGACGCCGTGCGCCGCATCCTGCCGATCAACCTGTGCAGTGATGAGGCGCCGGAGCTGCGCAAGCATGCCTTTGACCCGGTGGCACTCATCCGTTCGACGGTAGCCGACCTGCGTAGTGACCTGGTGGACCTGCTCATCACCTATTCGGCGTACGGCCGTGAGGCGACCCGTTTGAAGATGGGCGGCTATGCGTCGTTCGAGGAGTGGAATGGCCTCGTGCGCGGCGCCGTCGTGTGGCTGGGCTGGGGTGATCCGATTGAGGAGATGCAGGCCCAGCAGAGCGCCGACCCGGAAGTGCAGAAGCTTGAGATGCTGATGAGTGCATGGGAGGAACGCTTTGGGGATGACGGTCGGACAACGCATCAAATTCTACATGAGCCCGTCGACCCGGTCCGTTGCGCTTTGTGGCTTGAGGCTATGGAGGCTATCAACACCGACAAACACGGTCGGGCTAACCCTCAACGCCTTGGCTGGTTCCTCAGGGACGTGAAGGGCAGGGCGCTAAATGGTCGGAAGTTTGTCGGTGTCCAGGACCGAATGCGCAGGATCGTTTGGAGACTGGTAACCCTTTAAAACTAACCCCGCCTAGGCGGGGTTTTTATTGGCTATTCGAAAAGGGCTAGGGCAAGCCGGACCCCCTCAGAGATGTTCCCGTCGCCTATGGACTTAGCCAGTTCAACCTGCTCATCGGTGAGGTTGATTTGACGTAGCTTGAGCTTAGCCGGGCCACCTGCGTAACCCCACCGCCCTCTCCAAGTTACGCATCGGTCGGGCCACTTTGGGTCGATAACCGTCATCTCTTCCGGAGGCAGGGTGGTTTTAACAAACACTTTTTTGAAAAATTCGGCGGGACTATTGAAGCTTTGGGCTCCGTGATAACTGATTTCGCCGTCGTCCGTACGCTGATAGATAGAGAGTTTCATTTTAGCTCCTTAAATTATGAGTAGTATTAATATAGCATTTTAAATTTATAG